GCCGAAGCCTTCCACGCCCTCGGCGGCGAGTTGGTCAAAGTCCATCACCGGGGACGCGACCGCATCCTGGTTGTTGTAGTTGGAGACAATGATAAAGTTGTTTTCGTGCATGGTTGGTTCATCCTTTCCAGGGTCTACAGGGGGTTGGGTAGGGGCCGACAGGCCGCACCAGGCGCGCAGGGCGTCGGTGCTGCCGGCGTAGTAGTTCATATCTAAACCGTGGCTTTCCATGCCCATTGCTAGCCCCGGTCCCTTCCACGAAAATTGCCAGCAGGTGAAGGGCTTGGGCCAGTATTTGGCGATGGGCGGGGTAACGCCGGTGCGGGCAATATACGCTTCGGTGGTTTCAGCGGTGGATGGGGAGAGCGGCCAGGCAATCCACAGCGGCTTTGCCAGCAGCCAGGGCGGGATCGGCGCAAGGGCCACCAGACCGGAGATGTTGGTATACAGCCCCGTTCCCATGCCCAGCCCGTCCTCGATGCCCTTCATGTAGCGTTCCAGCAGCGCCAGGGCTTCGGCGCGAGGCGGCAGCGGGCGGTAGTTGTTATTGGCCTTTTCCACGTCCGCCCACACCACCGGCATTTCGCCCCGGTCGGGTTTCAGCGCATCCACCACGGCGCGCACCTGCAAGCCCATCTCCGGCGCGCCGGGCCAGTAGCCCCAAAAGCCGTAGGCCCCGCGCAGGTAACGCCCGCGCTGCTCGTTCCAGTTGCGGTCGAAGTCATCATCCTTTGTGGCGCAGAAGGTCACGCGGTTGATGACAAACTGCACTTCGTATAGCTTAGGTTTGGACCAGTCGATATTGCCTTTGATTTGGGGCGAGTCCTGGTGGGTGCTGGTGTCGATACCCTTTGTATATGCCATATGCCTACCTGTAAAGCCTTTCTTAGAACATACCGAATAAATAGAACATTACATTAGAAAGTCCAAAAATCGCATTTTGCCTATTGAAATAACCCAACGTTGGGTTTATAATATTATCAAGAACGCAGGAACAAAAAACACGGAGGAACAGATGAAAAACACAACCGACATGCGCAACAAAGAACTTCAAACAAAGGTCCGGGACAACGAGGATGTGCTCGACGCGATTATCCGCTACATGAAGCGGAACGGGTACAAAACAGATACATGGACGGACGGCAAGGGGTTGGTTCATCGCTACTTCTACAACTCGACCGCCGAGTTTCCGCAGGAAGGCGACTACCGGGACCTGTGGATCGCGGGGACCTGCTTCTCGGAAACGACAAAAATTGTCAAGTTCCAACTTGACGGAAACAAATAAAGCAAAAAGCCCCGCTGGTCGGGCCAAAGGCCAGCAGAGGAGGAACCCATGAGCGACAAGCGGGTTTTTAAGGCGCAGGAAGTTGACAACAGCAAAGACGGTTGGGTTGCCGATCTTTCCCCGGCGGAGTACGTCAGTCAAGATTTTTACTACTACTTTGGCACGCAGCGGCAGGCCCAGCGGTTTGTCGCGCTGGTCGATGGCGGGATGCGCCCAGAAGAAGCGGTGTACACTGTCACCGAAATGAGCAAGGCGGCATCCGCGATGCGCGCCGTGCCAAGTGCCAAGCGCAGCAAAGCCAGTGCGGAAAACGGCAAGAAAGGCGGACGACCACGCAAGCAGAAATAACACACGCGCAGCACAATAGCCCAGGTGAAATGCCTGGGCTATTTTATTTGTGTTGTTCGCGCATACTGCCAGCATACTTTTTCCTTGATATATTTCTGCTTCTACTGATATTGCTAATATATCAGCAGTAGTATATCTTTATTACCTTATACGTCTACATGCCTGATTGTCATTCGTTCCCGCTTCCACTGTCTGCGCCTCGCCCGGTTCATCTGCCGTTTGGCGTATTTGCCAAAGCCGCGATACCACAGGCGCGGGTTGTCCGGTCGCCAGATGGCGTAGTCTGCTTCCGCCTTGCACGTTGGTTTCATCGTTATCCACCCACCGGCCCCCGGTCCCCGCCGCGCGGCCAGGTTCCCTCGCGCAGCGCGCGGGTCAGCATCGCGGCGATGGTGTCAACAATCTTGCAGTGCTGTCCTATATCTGATAACATGGTAAATAAACCATTACCGCACACATAAAGGAAACAAACCATGAAACATTTTGCCGCCGTTGTTGTTCTTGTCCTGCTTGCCGCGCTATCGTTCTTCATGTACCCCGCGCCTGATACCGATGTTCCCACGCCGCCCAATATCGGCAAGTCGGTTGCCACCGCGCAGCCCTCGGGCATTGGCGACTTCTCCGGGCCGGTGGGCGTGGATGTGGTCGAAACCACCCGTGAGGTGCAGGCGTATCTGTTCCACCTGGACACCTCCAACAAGCGCGTCTATACCCCATCCTCGGTGATCCCCGCGCATACGCTGGTGAAGTTGGGAACCTGCGCGGGTGGCTACGCCCAGGCCGAATACCAGACCAAAGACAACTACTGGCGGGTCGAATACGTAAAGTGCCAGTAAGCGCGGTCACGGCTAAATCTGGTAGGTTCCCGACAAAATCACAAACCCGGCCCGCGCCGACCAGGTGGGTACATACAACCGGTTGGGGGCGCTCAGGCTCGTTCCAATCGTGCTAACGTTGGTGTCTGTGGCGAGCACCACGTCGTAACCAATGGGCGAAATGGGCGGGTTGCCGATGTAAGTGGTAACAGCGGTCGCCGCCGTGGAAGTCGCCGCCGTCACGGTTGCTTTGAACTTGACCATGCGCCCAACGATGTTAAAAATCCCGGCGGTGGTCACCGCGCCAACCGCCGTCAGCCCGGTCCAGGAAGGCGTCCAGTTGAACCAGGCCGGGAAACCCACCGGACAGTCGGCATAGCTAAAATAATTGTTGGCAATCCCCGCGCTCGCCAGGGTATTGGCTCCATCAGCTACTACCGTGACGGTAGTATTGGGTGCGCTGTAGGAACTGGAAACCACATAGAAGTATTTATACCCACCGCCCTGTGTCAGGCGGATTTTTGTTCCTACCCCAAAATAGGCGGTCAGGTTACCCGCCACGGTGAAGGTCGTCGCGCTGGCATAGGTCCATGTGCCGCTTGCCGGTATCCAGCCCTCGCGGTGGCCGGCGATCAGCTCGGTTTCCATCGCGGTGATTTCTTCCTGCACGCTGTTAATGTGGGTGGCGTCCACATCATCCACCCCGTTGACCTTGGTGGTAAATGTCTTGATTGTGTTTGGAAATGCGCTCGCCATATATCCTACCTTTTTATACAGAAGTGGTATAATATATCAAACTATGTAAACAGGATGATATATGCAACAGGTGAAATACTCTCGTGAATTTCTCGAGAATTACATCAAGGAACAAGCAGAGGGGCGGACATCCCCATTGAAGTCTCGCGATATTGATGCGAATATTGCGAGGGTGATTATGCGCCGTTATGGATGGAATGAATTTCTTTACGAAGTTGGAGTACGATCTACAAAGGCTTCCGATACCGTCATAAAAGAAGGTATTAGGCTTTATACCCAAGAAGGTCTTTCTATGCGCCAAATAGGAGAAAGGCTTGGCTTTACAAAGCACGCCGTGCAGGAGTGGATGCGTCTTGCAGGGGTAAAAACAAGAACAGTGAAGGATTACGATATTGTGAACTGGGATAGAAAGCCAACACGAATTTTTTCCCGTGGCTATATCATCCTTGCTTTTCCGGGCGGAAAAAGAATTCTTGAGCACAGATACGTCATGGAGCAATATCTTGGTAGGTCTCTTGCTCCGGGCGAAATTGTTCACCACTTGAACGCCATAAGAACCGACAATAGACCAGAAAACCTGTTTGTAACTACGCGACCAGAGCACGACACAAGTGCAGAGGAGAGCTATAAAAAGCACTACATTGCACGTATCAGAGATTTGGAGCGACAAGTTGAAGAACTTACCCATAAATTAGAATCCTGCTGTAAGTGATTGCGCTTGGAAATGAAGCTGCCATAATGTCTCCTATCCAGCCATAAATGCCTGACCGCTTATGTTTTTGCCTTTCACCGTAACCGAGGAAAAAGCGTACATCCCTGATGGGTTCCACACCACAGAGATCGGCGTCACATTGCCCGGAGCCATAAACAAAACGGATGTCAGGTAATCGCTCCCGTCCTGGGTATAGCTGCTCATAATAATTTGCGTGTTTGGCGATGTCGCGACAACGGAGGCAATGCTGGACGTGCGAATACTCAAAAGGGCAAGTGTCGTAGACGCTGTGATATCCTTTGTTTTTGCCAATGACGCGGACGTATCTGCTGTCCCGATGGTTTCGATTTCCGAAAGAATAATATCTGCCGCTCTGGTATCCACACCACGAAGCGAAACCAGAAAAACTGTCCCCATCGCAACGGCGTTCGACTCCTGAAACATCGAGTAAAAGTTATATGTCTTGTAGACAGATGGCCGGAGCGAATGAATATGCGCGGCTGGCCCATAGGCCTGGTCGACATAGGCTTCTCGGTTTTCGGTAAAGCTATAATAGCCGTCGCCGGTATACCCATCGTAAAGCTTCCGCGCGCCCTGAGAAGAACTTGCTTTACCGCAAGCGGATATAAAGGAGAGTACACACCCTACATTAGAAGGGACAACATAATCGGCAAAGTCCCAACGTGTATGCCAGTTATCACCGTAAGCGTTCATGTAGTATGTTGGGCTGCTGTTCTGCGTTGATCGTTCAATTGAAACTGCCATATTTACACCTTCTTGATCAGCAGCGAGAGCGTTACCCGCGTAATCGTTTTTGAGGCTTTGCACTCCATCCGCAGAATATCCCCGGCGGAAACACTGGTGGTCCAGCCGCCCAGCGAAGTATCCTGGTACTTGGTTGCGGCGGCGTAGGCGGTGCATACCTGCCCGGACGCTGCCGAGCCAAACGCCTCGGTGACAACCGCCTGGGTGTTATTGGTCACCGAAGCAATCATGCGCCGTTCGATGCCCGACCCGCCGGGCACGTCAATTACCTGTCCGGCGCTCAACTGTGTGGTAAAGGATGTGCCGGAACCCGACAGGGTGGTTCCGCCGAGGGTTTTGGAGACCGTGCCGGTAATATTGGCCCCAGCGCCAAACACGCCGGGGAGGTTGTACCCGCAGACCGAAGTATTGGGTGGGTAACTGGCGTAAGCAGCCTTGCTGATATTGGCAATCAACCAGCCCGAGGCGTCCGCCAGCACGGTCACGCGCTGGATCGTGCCAGCCATCGGCGCTTCGATGTCGGCATACACCTTGACTTCAATTTCGCCCCCGCCGCCGTCCATCACCACGCCGATGGTGTAGTAATCGTCTACCCACTTCATACCAGCACTTTGCGCGCTGTCAGCGGCGAGGCGCTGCCCGTTTGTGCCGACCGCCAGCCGGGTTGCCGCGTCCGGCCCGGTGGCCGCTGCCAGATCGCCCTTGGCGGCGAAGATGTCCGGCACGCCGGCGGCGAAGTTGTCCCGGATATAGGTATTGAACTCGGAGGCGGTGAAGACATCGCCGGTGTTTTTGGTTGGAGGCGTGTTATAGGCCATAGGTTACCCCAAAATACTTGTCGTGTTGAACGTGACCGGAAAGCGCCAGTAGGTGTATTCCTTGAACGGTTCCAGCTTCCAGGTCGTGCGCACCGCCTGCCCGGTTTCCGCCAGCCATTCGTGCTGGATTGAGCCGACCTGGAAGGTGTCGCTCAGATTGCGCGCCGGGATTTGCAGGGTGATCGGGTCAAACAGGTCCACCCGGAACTGCACGGCCCCCTGGTTTTCCAGCGTCACCACCGGCATTTCGCGGGTGTTGCTCAGGAAGGTCAGCATATCCGAGGCGAACGACACCGGGTTGTTGATGTCCTGCTGCCATTCCAGGTCGAGCGACAGCTGGCGCGGGCGGCGGTCGTAGCCCGCCCCGGTCGCCTGGGATTTGACCGCGCTGGTATACAGCGGGTTGCCGCGCAGTTTGAGCAGGTTGAGATAGGCCAGCGACGCGCCGGAATTGGATATGGTCAGCGTGGCGGTTTCGGCGGAGATCACGGCGCTGACCGTGATATTGGCGGTCAGGTCGTCCCCTTCCCCGCCGGTCTGCGAAAATGCCGTGTAATCGGTGGTTGCCACCGGCTGCAAGACGTTGACCGCCGGGCTGTCAAAACCCACCTCGATGGTGATTGTGCCGTTGCCGTCCACGGCGTATTCGGTCGAGGCCGTCCACACGTCATCCAGCGCCAGCTGGCTAATCGGGTTGCTCTGCACCTGGACGATGTTGCGGCGCACCTCCCACGGTTGGGGAAAATACATATCGCGCAGCAGTTGGGATTGGTCCACGTCCGCCACCGGCGCGCGGTTGGCAAAGCGGTTGTAGAAGACCAGCGCGCCCGAGGCGTTGACATAGGCGCGGCCAAACTCGCTGTCGGCAATCGAGCGGATTTCCTCGTTGGCGTTGCGCCCGCGCATCCACCAGTAGTCCAGCACGTCCGCCCCGCTTTGCAGCGCGCGCGCCCACGGCCATTTGACCTGATCGAGGATCGCGCCAATGGCGGCATCGGCGGTAGTGTTGCGGTACACGGTGCTGGTGACGGGGATGTCCATCAGCCAGCGGTGGCCGTCCTCGGCCTCGATCTGCACCGTGTTTTTGCCGGGGGTGATGTTCTGGATCGTGCCGGTAAACAGGTCGTAAACCGTTGCCCCCACCCGCACCAGCAGCTTGATCATGCGCCCGGTGTCCACATTTGGGTATAACGGGCTGCTTTCGTTGTAGGGGTCATAGCGGCGGTCAATGTTGTTGAGCGTGACCGTCAGCGTGCCGGGCTGGATCGGGTCAAAGCCGTCCCCGCTGGGCGACACCAGGTTGTTGCGCCCGCGCTGGATGGCAACGTGTTTGAGCCAGGCAGCTTCGTTGGTCCCGTCAAACGCGCCGTCATCATCCCAATCCACCAGCAGGCCCCACAGCAGGTTGTCGCTGGTGGATGGGCCGTATTTGCTCGCGCCGTAGAGAAAGCGGTCGTATCTGGTCATTACTGCCCGTTCCGTCGTAATTTCCGCTGGATATTCTCAACCACCGGGAACAGGATGCGCTCGGCCTCGGCCTGATCCTGGATACCCACCAGCGAATTGACCTGCACCGTCAGGTTGATGTCACCGCCACCCCCGCCCCCACCGCTGCCGGACGGCCCGATATAGCCGTTGGTCGATGGGGTGAACGGCTCCGGCCCGTTTTCCCCAACCATGTAGGTGACGCCCGCCACCACCGGCCCACCTGCCGCGCGCCCTGGATAGGTGCGGTTGCCCATGCTGTCCAGCACGTAGCCGGTTGGGTTTTTGTCCGAATAGGGATAGGCCGGCCCCTGCCCGGCTTTGTAGGACGTGCCGTGACCGACCACCGGCATCCCGGCGGCAGCAGCGTTGAAGCTGTTGAGCTGCGCCTGGGCGGTGGCGATTTCCCCGCTGGCTTTGTTGGCCTTTTCCGCGTTCATCTCGATGGCCGCGCCGACTGCGTTGACCGCCTTTTCGACGGCAGCAAAGGCCGGGACAATCGCCAACCAGCTCGTGCCGTGTTCCTCGGTGGCTTCGTTGGCGCGGATGGTAAGATCAATGACATCGGTAACGGTGGGTATCCACTCGTTGCCCCACTTGATCCGCTGCGCGTCAACCTTGTCGGTCAGGTTATCCAGGGCGATTTCGTAGTTGCGCGCGGCCTGTACCGCTTTTTCGTCCAGCACCAGCCCGGCCTTTTTTGCCTCCTCACCCATCGCGCGGATGCCTGCCGCGCCCTGCTCCATCAACGGCCCCAGGTCCGCGCCAGCCTTGCCGAAGGTGTCCATCAGAAAGGCGGTTTTCTCAATCGGGTTCTGGATGGCGTTGTACTGCTCGGCAAGTTTGGCGATGCCCGCAATGGATGGATCAGCGCCTTTGCGGATTGCGCCTTCCATCGCTGACGTAAGGGTCTGGTAGCTGATGCCCATATCGTCCGCCGCCTGGATCAGCTTGGAGCTTTCCTCGGCAGACGCGCCGATGGTGCGCGAGAGATCGCGTACCTCTTTGGCATAGTCGGCGGTTTTGGTGATGGTTTCGGCGTAGGCTTGCTGTACCGCCTGCATCGCCGTACCTGCTACACCCGCCAGCACGTCAAACCCGGCTTTGAGGTCGGCAAAGCCCGCCGTCCACTCCTGGAACTTACCAATGGTCTTGCCCGTGCCGTCGCTGGCTGTTTTGAGCGCGGCTTGCAGGCTGTCGAACGCTTTTCCGGCCTCGTATTTTCCTTTGATCAGTACGTCAACCACTGCCGCCATCGCTGCTCTCCGTTCCCATGATCAGGGCTTCCACAATGCGCCATTCTGCCGGGTGCTGCTGTACCCACTTCGCGTCATCCGATAAATCCCGGTGGTTCCACAGCCACAGCGCCCGCCAGATGTTGTATATCCGTTGTAGCCGGTCCACCTCGCCGGGGCGCTGGTCACGCAAGCCCCCTGCTTGCGGCAGGAAGTGCAGCTCCACCACCTGCCGCGCTATGGTCAGTTCGTCCGGGGGCCGCTGTCCGGGCTTGGCTGCACATTCGACAACGGCCTGAATGAGTTTGGGTCAATCTCCAATGCCGACTTCAAAAAGTCATTGATCCAGCGGAACAACCACACCACCTTCCACGGCGGCATGTTGCGCACGTCCGCCACCGTCAGCCCCGGAAACCAGCCGCACACGACGGCGGCGCGCAGCAGGTCGCCGGCGTACTCGTTGAGCGTCTTGCCTTCCGCTGTCACGCTGTTTTCGCGCAAATGGCGGTAGAAATCTTCCAGGTGGCCCTGCGTCAGCTGCGCCACCGGCACGTCGCCAAAATCCGGGTGCTGCGGGTTTTGGATCATTAGGTCAGGCTCGCCAGGGTGTTGACCACGGTGATATTGGCAAACAGGTTGGCCGTCGCGTTGTAGCGCGCGCGGAAGATGCCGGTGGAGATCATCATGCCGTCCCGGTCCGAAAGCGGCTCAAACCGCTCCCACTTACCGGCCAGATCAACCCGCAGCGTCTTTTTGCTGTAGGTCGTGCCAGCGGTGAGGGCCGATCCTTCAAAGGCCAGGCGCAGCTGCCGCGCCGTCTGCGCGCGCCATGCGTCTTTCTCTGCAACCGCGCTGGCGTTGTGGCGGAAGGTAACATTGAGCAGCACTTCCATTTGCTCCTGCACGTGCTCGATGTCGGTAAAGTACAATTCGCCGTCACCGGTATAGTTGGGAACCCAACCGGTACGCACCGAGAGGGTCATACCCAGCAAGGTCGAGGACACTAGCGTATTGCCCAGCGTGCCGTCCACCGCGTCGATATAGAGCTTGCCCTTTTGGAACAGGATTTCCTCGACCGCCGGCGCGGACAGCGCCCCGGTAAAGCTGGCCTTTGTCCACTGCCGCCCCTGCCAGGTGTCGGCAATCATCAGCGCGCCCTGCGACTGCCCCGAGAGGGTGAATTCGCTGACAAAGCCATATTCCATCTCCTCGGCCTGCTGGTTGTCGCCGCTTTCAATGGTGTAGGTTTTGATCGTGTTGGCGGCGGTGGTCGGGAAGGGATAGGCATACACTTTGCCGGTCCCCACCCCGTCCGAGGCCCCGGTGACCACGTTTTTGATGCCTGCCGCAAAGGTGTAGGGCAGCTGTTCAAAGGTGGCCTCGCGCTCGGGGATGGCGAGGCGCGCGCCGAGGGAGGGGACATACGAGCGGTCCACGCCCGACACGTACCCGATGTTTTCATTGGGGAAAACGACCTGCCGCTGATCGTCCGGCCCGGCAAACGCCCCGCGCAGGATGGTAGTCGCGGCGACGGCAGTACCCGCCGTACTTTCCGCGCCCAGTTGAATTTTGGAAAATCCTTTGATACCGGCCATGGTTACTCCTTACGCATACTCGCCGCCCGACAGGGTGACGCGCTCGATAATTTCCGCCTGCAATGTCTGCATGGTAAAAAACGGCCCGCCGCCTGTGCGGTCTTTGACTTCGGTTGGGTCACCTTCCGCGCTCAGGCGTGCGAGGGTGATATTGTCCTGCCCGTTCAGGGTTGGGTAACTGTCCAGGCGGTCGATCACCGCGTCCCGAAAGGTGGAGAAATCCGCCAGGGTGGTGATGTCGCCCGTGTAGCGGCAGAAGATATTGAACGGGATTTGCCAGGTGCGGGTGATCTGGCACGCGCCCGCGTCGCCGGAACCAAACACCCCCGGCTCAATGACAATCATCACGTCCAGGTCTTGACTTTCCAGGATGCTGTAATCCCCGCGCGTCACCCCTTCCGGGTGATCCGCGAACTGCGGCAAGCCCTGTAAAACGGTTTGTAACGCACTCTGTACCGCGTTGCTCACAGATTGTTCCTCCGCGCCACCAATGCGATTTCCCGCTCAACGGCAGGCGGCAACCGCTGTAATTCTTCCTCTACCACATCGCGCAGCAGTTCCCAGCGGCCTTTGTGCATCCACGCCTGCCCCGTTCCGTAGGCCGTACCCACCACGTAACGTCCGTACTCTTTGCGCGTCCGGGGATCGCGGGCGGTGTTTTTGATCAGATACCCGGTGTTCCCAATTCGGTCGATGCCCCAGGAACGGAAAAACCTACCGGTGCGCTTATAGCGTTGTCCCTGGCGTTCTGGTGGGTAGGCTTCCATCCGGCGCTTTACGCGCTCCATCACGGTGCGGATTTGCCGCCGGCCCACCTGGGGAATTTCGGCGTTGAGGTTTTGCGCCCCCTGCCGTACCAGTTCCCCGCGTTCTAGCGTGATCCTGATTTGCATTAGGCCAATACCATGCGCCGATACCCGGAAATGATTTCGCGGGCCTTGTTAGGGACATCGTTGGGCGCGACCGCGCCTCCCGCGCCGCCGGAAGTTGCCTCACCCGGAGTGCGGCTTGGTCCGTAGCGGTTTTGATAGGCATTGATAACGATTTCGATACAAGCCTCTTCAATATCCGCTGGTGCGCTGGCGCTGTAGCCCCAAGTTCCCGCCACGGCAATCACCCCTTCCCGGCTGCTGTTGCTGTCAGCCTCCCAGGTGGTCGAACTGACCGCCTTGAGACAGATGCGAAACTTGGGTGCGGTGTTGCGCGGTTCGGTAAAGTACTCACTGGTGGGGATCACCGTCCCGTCGCCGTTGGTCAGGCTGGTGATGGTCAGTAGGTCATCGTCCAGCCAGATAAAACGAATATCTGGGGCGTCATAGTAGCGTGTCTCGCTGCGTGCATAGAAGGTCCGCCCGGTTTCTTGGTCAATGAAGCGGCTGGCCTGGGTGATAAGGCGCTCTAGCAGCGCGTCGTCGCTGGTGTCCGTCACCTTGATCCTGCGCGTCGCCTTTACCGCTTCCAGGGATGTATAGCCGTTGACTACCGCCATTGCTTACCTCAGATCCGCGATGTACAAAATCACCCGCCCGCCCTTGGCGTTGCCGGCGTTGGTGACATTGACCGTCAGCTTGTCATTGGCGACACAGCCCAGCCCGTCGCCCTGGTGCTTCTGCACGGTGGCGGCGTTGGACAGGTTCGCGCCCAGGCCCAAAAGCACGTCCGCGCCGTCCTCGTCGGTGACGGTCACGTCGTACAGGTCCGTCGGCTGCGTGCCCGCGCTGTCGGGGATAAACACGGCCCGGGTGACAATCCCGGTGTAGGCGTTGGCGGTCACCAGGTCCGCCGCGCCGCCCGCCGTGCTCAACCAATCCCAGTCCACTTTGAGCAAGCCGCCAAAATACTCTTCACTTACCGTTACAGTTCCGGCCATTGGTTATCCTTTCGGTTGGGCCGGGTGTAGGAGGTCACCCGGCCCGCTCAAGGAGGGAGGGAAGTTGGTTAGTTGATCTGGATGCAGGCCCAGCGGCTGACGGTGCACGATTTCGCGCCCACCGAGCCGGAGAGGAATTGCAGCGAGGGAGCCAGGAACTCATCATCGGGCAGGTTGGTCTGCGCCAGGCGGGTTTTCTGCTCGCCGTTGACGTAGAAGTCGGCGTTGGCCCCGTCCCAGGTGATCTCCAACCATACATCGGTGTCATTGGCAAAGGTCACGGTTTCGGTGCTTTCGGTTTCCGTGGTGTTCTTTTCGAGCACCCACTTAATCGCCGTCGCGCCGTCCACCTTGCGGAAGTACGCGCCATCACTGATGCCGCCCAGCAGGTTGGTGTTGGTGATGCACAGGCCGGCCATGAAGTCGGACTGCGTAGCCTCGGTCGCTTGCAGCTTGATGCCAAAGTAGAGGGGTTTCCCGGCGGCGAACTTGAACGCCTCCTGAAACTGGATGTTAGCCCCGTCATTGTCGGCGGCGTCGGTGGTGATCGAGAGCGCCCCGCCTTCCCAACCGCCCACGGCGGTCAGGGTGGTTTCACCAGCGCCGGTTTCCACCAGCGTGACGGTCGCGCCCACCAGGGCATCCGCGCCACTCAGCGGAACATGGGCGGAGTTGAAGATAAATTTGGCAGCGGTCGGGCCGATGGCGTCAAACCAGCGTTGGCCGTCATAATAGACCAGGTTGCCGTTAATCCATTTCGAGTGCATTGCCATTGTCGCATCTCCATGATTGGGATGCGCTGCCCGATACCGCTACCGGGCAGCGACGAATGAGAGAGGGTTAGTCGGTGATCGCGGTCAGCGGGGAAGCCTGCTGGTAGCGCGGCTCGAGAATGTACATCCCCGAGACGAAGTTGGTCGCCTGCGAGCTGTCGGCAATCGCGCAGCCCAGTACATCCGCCCCACCCAGGGAAGCCGGGTCGATTTCGATCACGACCAGCTTTTTCTTGATGTCGTTGGTCAGGGTGTAGGAGGTCGCGGCGGTGGCAACAGCCAGCGCGTCGGAGGCGGCGGTGTCTTCGTTGGCCCAAATCTTTGCGGCAACGGTGATGTTGGCAACGCCCGTCCCGTCCACGGCGGTCGCCTTTTTGGGCTGGATGGCGGTAGCGTGCCCGGCAGCCTGGGTGAACTGCAAGACGATCCAGGCGCGGTGGGCGTTTTTGAGCGAGACATAATCCAGCGTCACGCCGCCATTGGTGGTGACAGGCCCGGCGGTGGCGTCAACGATCTTGAAATTGGAAGGCAAGTTGATCATGGTGTTTCCTCATGGGTGGGAGCGGGGTTGGCCCGCTCCCTGGCTAATCGGTTGACTTAGGCGCGCGCGGCGAGGCCAACGAAAGGCGAAACCGTGTTGCTGCCCTTGTAGGGGGTCAGCGGGCTGGCGATGGAGGGCTGGCCGTCGCAGCGGTAGACGAAGCGGAAGACCGTCTCGTCGGTGAGGAACTGGACGTGGATCGAGGAGGCTTCCTGTACCCCGTCTTTGTCCCAGAACAGGTATTCGGACAGGTCGGCAACCACGATGTCGCCCAGCGCGCCCACGGTGGCGTTGAACTCGGTTTCAATCGCCGGGCGGCCGTAGATACGCAGGGAGCCGTCGGGGGCGTAGGTCACGAAGCGGGGTTCCAGCGCGCTGGTTCCCACCTGCATTGCCATCTGATGCAGCTGCGGGCCGCAGTCGGTGTTGTAGTACCAGGCCGCGTTCATCTTCGAGCGGGCATGGACACGCGCCCACATCTTCATCAGGTTGACGTTGTTGATCGTCGCGGCAGCTTGCCCGGCTTCCTTGGCGACGGCAATCACCGCGCCACTGTTGAGGAAGCCCAGCGGACCACCCACCCCAGCGCCGTTGATGATGTCGTCATTCGCCATGAAGTTGAGTTCCTCGCCCGCGCCCATGCGCACCACGGCGGAGAACTGCGCAGCATCGGCCAGCAGTTCATCGGTGGCGTAGCACAGCACCGCGTACTTTTTCAGTTCCCAACTGATGCGGCGGAACTTGGGCCGCGAACCGGTCTTGGTCCCGGCTTCGGCCAGGCGGTAGCCCTGGATGCCACCCCAGCGCGAACCGGTGGCGCGGGAGGTTTCGTCAACCCCGTTGAGCCAGCCGTAATTCGAGTTGTTGCCAACCGGCAGGCGGCGCACGCCACGGGTAAAGGGGCCTTCTTCGTGCATGGGTTTGAGGATTTCGGCCTGCAAGGTGGGTTCCAGGAGGAAGCCGCCGTCAGCAGCCACACCCTCGGAAGCGCCCAGGGCCTTCTGGCCCAGGCGGGACAGGCGCGGGTCCTTGACGCCGCCCTTGCTGGTTTCCCAGGCTTTGACCGCCTTGCACTGCTCGGCAATGCTCTCAAACAGGTTGTCGGCTTCGTCGTGGGTCACAACCACGCCCGCCGTGCTGGTGGCCGGTGCGGCCTTTTTCATTTCCTCAACCGCTTTGGTTGCAGCAGCGGCGGAGGCGCTTGCGATCATCTCGCTCAGTTTTTCTTCGGTCAGTTCCATTGCTTTTTTCTCCACAGATAACGTACTGGTAAGGGGTTCTGGCGCGTCTTCCGGTTCGCCCGCCGCCGCATGGTTCGCGGCCTCTGGCGCGGCCTCCGCCGTGGTAGTGCCAGGTGTTACACTTGGTTTGTCCTTGATCAGCCCCAACGCCTTGAGCGCGGACAGCTGGTTCTCGGTGATCATTTCCGGCTGCATGGGCGTGACGGTCAGGCTGTCGCGCTTGAGCGGCCAGCGGGTGATGCGCCCGTCCTGGGTCTTTTTGACCTTGCCGGGTACGGCCTCACTCGAATTGCCGACAATGCCCTCGCGGATCAGTGGTTCGAGCCACTTGACGTACTGGTTGCGGCGGTTCAAAACGCGCTCGACAAACACGCCCTGCTCGTCGCGTTTGGCAGTCTTCCAATCGACAAAGCCCAGGATGTTGTGCTCGTCGCTGCCGGTCTTTTCCGGGTCCGCGCCGTGTTCCCAATCCACGTACAGCACGCCCGCCTTGGTGTAGTCGCTGTCCAGGTCCACGTCAGGGGCAAACTGCTCGCCGGTCGTGCCGTCCGGGTTGACGCGGGAGCTGCCGATGCCTTCCAGGTCGCGGCGGTTGAACAGCACGATGTAGTTGGCCACGCGCAGCTCGTCGTCGGTTTCGCTGACGGCCTTGAGCGTGTTCATGCTATCCATCGTGGCAGGTTCTGCGGCAACACAAACCGCGCCGTTCTCTACAGCAAGATCGTGGATGGCTTGCAGCCGGGCCGCGTCGCTGGCGCTGTTGCGCGCGCCGGCTTTCAGCGCCTTGACCACATCCACCCACTCGCGCTTTTCCTCAACCATCTGCCATTCAGCGGCGGGGGCAAAGGTCACCCCCTCCCCTTCCACAGTGTAGGGCACGCGGTAGTATTTCTCACTCATACGGGCGATGATGTGCGTGTCATAGGTTTCGACCACCCAACACTCACAATCCATCGCCCCGCCAGCGCCCATACCGCTGTACAGCCGGTAAAAGGTCTGGTGGATCGCTTGCAGTTGCTTGTCCAGGCTGATCGCCTTTTCGTTTTCGTCCATATCGTTCAGTATTCCTTCCGCCCACCGTCTACCGGCGGCCCCACCCCAAAGAAGATAGGCAATCGTTCCGGCGGTCGGTCCGCCATCGTCCTCTTTCTTATCCGGCTTGTAATTTCCCTCGTGACGGGAGAAAAACGCAGCCATGCGCCGGACGGTTGCGAGGCTCACCCCGTCACCGTTGGCAAGGTTGCTGGCTCGCGCCACACCCGAACCAATGCCCTGCTCGCCGGCTTCCTGCGTGCTCAACCCGCCGCGTCCCCACTTCTCGCGCAGTTCCAACCCGCGCCGGGCATTGTTGCGCACGGCATCGGGCGGGCTGTAGCTGGCTTTGGTATCGGTCTGTTCCGTCACGTTTCCACCTGTAAAAGTTGGTAAACAAAAAGCGGCGTGTTCATCGGGGATCAAATGTGATCCTCAACAAACACGCCGCTTGTCCTGTCAGCCTAGTGCGTCTTACTCGTTTGTGGGTTCGTCTGCCCTCACCGGGCCTATGCTTATTTCACAAACAAGCGCCCCATTTCCATGGGTAAATTGTTTTTCACTTTGACATTCACCGAGGGGATTCGAACCCCCAATCTAGGTTTTACGCCGGTCGAGCTTTTATACCTTCGCTATTTTTATCTTGCCGTCTATCCCTGTATGCCAGTTCCAGCACGGTGAATGTCAATTCCTAGTGTAGCACGAATTATTGTTCTATGCAATAGTGAAAATGAAAAAGGTTTTCATTTGCAATTACTATTTCCCCCGCGCCTTTCGCCACTCGGCCAAAATGTCTTCTGGTAAATATTCGGCGTTATCGTACAGCGCATCCCCGGCGTTGATCAGCGCGGCCCGTTCCGCGTCTAGTTCGCGCACTTCTGCCCGTAGTTCATCTTCAATTGGGCGCGTGTTCCATCTGACAGGAACCATCCAGCACTCAAACAACGGGCAGTCGGGATTAGAGCAGGATACAACGTCCACAAACTTTCCGTAGCCGTGTTCTTCCGTTTCGTCATTGGCTTCACTGGCACATATTGGACAAGGTTTGTTACTCATTCGGCCTCACTTTTGGTTTGCGGTTGAGTTGTCTCAATCTTCGCCCCGTATTCTTTAGCAATTAACATCAAAATCAGCTGGTTGCGGTTCATCGCGTACAGTTGGCATAACTCGTCAAGCTGACGCATCATTTCAGCAGGGCCACGAAAGGTAAATACGGGATTGGCTTCTGAATGATTCGCTTTACGTGGTGACATTATTTATCCATAAGTTCATAAATAGCCTGATCCGCATCTATCAACTTAGCCATTGCATTATTCAGGCTCTTTCCGGGCCAGGGATGCCCGGTAATGCGGACGTATTCAGGAAGAGGATCACCGGCGGTCAATAGTTCATAAAGCCAAAATTTCGATTGACCGTCCGTGTCAAATGCGTCGTAATCCCAATCAATAACGACAGCCGGAACAACAATACTTGTAAGCCGCATTGGGTCTTCCGTCCCAGTGCTAACCGCCAAGTCAAGTACACGCCTTGTCAATTCCTCGCTTTCCCCTACAGCGTCATACACGGCTAAAACTTGCGTGATACCAAACGGGTAATCGGCGCAAATCCTGTCCGCAATCTCCTGCTTACATTCTGTCATGCTACCTCGCCATCATTTGAGCGATCTTATCCCCGGTAAGTTCTGCGAACTTCACCCATGCCGCCTTACCGGATGCAATCGCTTTATCGCCATCGTACAGCGTGACACCGTTTACACACTTGCGATAGTCGCTATGGTGGTAATGATAGGTGATCACACGATGCTGACCGCTAACCTTACTCAGCGTGTACACATACCCGTTATTCGGGTTGCGCCACTGGTTGCCCTCACGGGTAAGGGATCGAAATTTTGTAAACATCCCCACTCTCCTACATCAGCCCTTCGGCCTTCATTTCGCGGATCGCCAAGCGGCGGGCCATAATATCGACCGCTTCCATCAGATGATCAGCTTCCATTTCCTTGATGAACTGTGCGGCCTGTTTCATGTTCATGTTGCGGGCCTGTGCGCGGATAACGGTCAAGTGCTTCTGGTAGCGGTTGTTCAGTTCGTTGATTGTCTGGGTTGCTGTCATCTCGTTTCCCTCCGTCTGTTATATATCTAGTATACAACTGTATACATTACCTGTCAATAGGCAATATAACAAAAAAGCCCCGTTTCCGGGGCCAATTTCCTTGCGTGTCTTCTACATCACTTCCCGCATGATCTCTTTGTTGTTCAGTCCAAACACCGGCTGCACTCGCTTGCCCGCCATCTCGTCCGCAACCTCCTGGATGGACCGGCGAATAATGCGCTCTAGTTCGCCGCTCTCCTGCAAGTCGGTCAAAAGCGCCTGGATGGTTTTCCACCCGCGCACCTCGACCGATACCGTTGTTTTTACCTGATTATCAAGTGTGCCCATTGCTTGATCACGCATATCTACCCTCCCCTCTCATTATCCCTTATCCGCTTTTGCTGTACAATAGCAGTACAACTCACGGAGGAAACATGGACATTTGGGGTTTTCTGCTCATGGCAATCGGTGTAGGGATCTGGTTATACAACCGGCGCAAAAACGCCAACGGCGAGAAGTGGGGTGCGCTGATCACCGGCGTCGGGCTAGGGATTGTAATAGGCGCGGTCGGGTCGGTGCTGATCGTGATGGGTGCGCTCAACTAGCCGCCCGCTTTCTTGATGGCCTTGGCCGCTGCCGCCTCTGCAATCTTGGTGATGCGGTCAGCGCGTTCCTTGGCAATCTCCCCGGCTTCCTTCCAGCCGATGGCGCGGGCGTGTCGGCTCTGTTCGGTTTGGCCGCCCATCACCAGCCCGGCGTGGGGCGTCTCGTTGGCAATGATCAGATTGCGCCCGCTGCCGACCTTCTTCCAGCCGCGTGATAGCGCCTGCGTGCGGCGGTAGGGGACATTGATCGAACCATCAGCAAGCGCGGCAAAGAAGAACCGGCGCTGCTTGTCGGTGAAGAACGATACCCCGTAGGCGGCTTTGCGCGTCACGCTCTTTTGTGGCGGGTACATGCGCAAGACGTTGAGCAGGTAGTCGGCCACGTCCTCCACCACAAAATCCTGCGCGTATTCCGGCAGGTCTTTGAGAAGGGATTTTAGATTGTCCAGCCCTTGAACGTCTAAGCCAATGAAGCCGTCAGCCATGCTATAATCCTTTTGGGCGTGATGTGACCTCTACCGAAGTAACAGTAAGTAAGTCGCACACGCCCTTTATAATCCCTGTGGAATACCGCCCCGCGTGCGTGGCTTGTCGGTGGGGACGAGTTGGCATTTGCAGTTATATCCATGACACTCTAGCGAATCGTAATCCTGCGGCCTGTATCCACTTTCTTCCCATTCCTTCGATGTTGCCACTACCCCATTCAACCCGGCGCAAGTCGTACAGTGTTCCGTGGGTCCGACAATCCATTCCAGCCTATCCCCTGCTGCCGTAAAGTACAGCCGCGCCTCGTTGACCATATCCGTGTAGCGGTTGGCGTAGGCGGATGCCCGCGCCTTGAAGCTCTCCAAGGGCGGCTTGCCTTCCTCGCGTGCTGCCAGGATGTCGTCCGCCAGTTGCAGCATAAAGCCCTGTTCCTGTTCGATGCGCTCCGCCAGCCGGTCCAGGTCTGCGTCGGTAAAGTCACGCGGATCAACGCCCGCGTCGCGTGCGCCCTCGCGCCATGCCCGGCTAAACTGGTTGTCAATGTAGCCGTTGAAGTTGTCCACAAACGCAAACTCGTCTATCTCGCCGTTGTACAGGTCGCGCACATCGCGCCACACCTGGCGCTCATACGTGCCAACGGTCTTCCACGCCCCGGCTCGCAGGTGCTTTGTCATGGCCTTGTGTCTGACTAGTCTGGTCAGGTTGCGGACGGTGGCAAGGTCGATCATTGCAGCGCCTTTTCTAACAGTTCATTGGCCCGGTGCAGTTCTTCCGTCAGCCGCGCATAGTCCAGCGGTTCGGCTGCGCTGACCACAAAGGCGCGTTCGATTTCCTCCGTTGTCTTTGCCTCGCGCAGCCCGGCGCAAATCGCCGCGTGCATCGCCGGCGGGATCACATCGCTTTGGAAATCCACATACCCGCCGCGCTTGAGCGCTTTGCGCCGCCACTTGCTCTTTTCGGTCTGGATCGCCCGCTCGTCCTCGTTCTCGTCCTCCGGCTGTTCGTCGGGCTGGCTTTCGGTGACCGGCTGTGGTTGGGTCTGCTGCTGCATGACCTCGGCCCGCTGGCGTTTCTCTGCCCACAGCAGGCGCAGCTTCGCCATCGTTTCTTCCTTGATCTCGTAGCCCAATACCTCGGCCACAATCTCAAAGATCGGGTCGCCCATCACGGCCGCCAGCGCAGCGGCAGAGTCGGCGCGGTCCTTCTCGTCCTCCTGGAAGATGTCCAGCGTATCGGGCAGGAAGGCAAAGGTGTAGCCCAGCGGTCCAAAGACCTGCTCGTTCAAGACAGCTTGAATGGCCTTGCACTCGGGGATAATCGTCTCCTGGTAGTATTGGATGTCATCCCCGGACTTAGTGGCGTAGTTGGCCGCGTTGGAGAACAGGCGCGTCTGCGGCACGCCCAGCGCGGTGGCGATGTCCTCGCGTGCCTGGGGCGTCAGCCCGTTCTCTTTCAGTTCATCCAGCCCGCCGCCAATGATGGTCGGCACAACCGACTTGGCTTTGACTACAAAAGCAGTCCAGGCGTTTTTCACGCCGCCTACCACCTCGTTCCACCAGGTCTTGAGCCGCTGCGCTTCCGCCTGGTCATTGCTATCGGTGGCGAGGATGGTGACCTTGATCGCCCCGCGCCGGAAGTAGTCGCTAATAAACTTATCTTTGTGGTACAACACCCCGGCGGCCATCAGCGCGGCGTAGGCCGGCGAGTTCTCGCGCCCCGGTCCAATTTCGACGTATGGGTCGCTGCCCCAGAAATAGACAATCGGGCAGGGAACAGGTTCAATGACGGTGTTGCCCTCCCGGTCGCGGATCGGTTCGCCGCTCCCGTCCAGCTTGATCGCCGGGAACAGCTTTTCCTTGCCGTTGATGCGGCGCTTGAAACCTTTTAGCCCAGCACCCTCGATGTACTCCGGCATGACCGTCTGTGGGGCCAGATAGCGCAGGCCCTTGGTAATCCCGTAGGTGTTGCGCTCGGCAAACAGATAGGCGCAGTTTTCCAGCGTGCGCGCCTTTTCGATCTGTTCCAGCAGCAGCCAGGGGTTTGGCAGAAAGCCGGCGACGTTCTGCCAGTCCCGCGAGCTGTCCACTACCTCGTCACCCTTACGCACCTCAAAGGGCATACTAGCCACGCACGCGGCGCGGCTGTCCACCCCCCGGCGCAGCCACGGCACGCGGCGGTAGAGCCGGTCCAGGGTAACGTCCTCGCCCTGGTCGGGCGTGCCGCTGTGATAGGTCCACGCGCTCGCCGGGTACTGATCCAGCGTGATGCTCTTTTGTCCGTCGGTCATCAATAATTTTTGTGCCATAACCCACCTGTAAATTACGCGAGTAGCCAGCCCAACCCTACGCCCGCGTGATAGGCCAATGCCAGCCCGATCACGGTATCATCGTGCCCGGTTCCCTCAGCGGCCAATTGCCACGCGCCGGAGGGAAGCTGTTTGGAAACAAAGGTGCGCAGTTCGTGCTTGAGCACTTCCCAATCTTGCAGCTGCCAGCCGTCGTGCAGGGCTTCGTGCAGGCGGCTCATAATCTCGGCTTTGCTGGCGTTGGTGGTGTCAAAGGGGATCACCGTCAGCCCCATATCTTGCAGCGCCTCAATATTGACGCTGCCGATACTGTTCTTTTCCGCCACCAGCCGTTGCAAGTGCCAGCGCTCGTACACCTGTTTGATGCGGTTGCGCTGCTCGGCCCAGCCCAATTGGTTGATGTGCAGCCGGTCCACCATCTGCCGGGTGGTAAAGTCCAGCACCACCAGCGCGGTATAGTCGGCATCCTGGGCAAAGTCCAGCCCCGCCTCGTACTGGTGTCCTTCCGTCCATTCGGCATCCTCCGGCGCGGTAAATATCCCGTCCAGGTTGCCAAAGTAGGAATTGCCCGAGGTGATAAAGCACGATACCGGGTCTTCCGGGTACTCCTGGATAAACAGCCCGCGCAGCTCCGCCTGTTTGTTGCGCCGCCATTTGATCTGCTCGGGGGTCAGTTTGTGGCGTTCGACCAGCCGCGCCTCGTCCTCGGTATAGGCCAATACCTCGCCCGGCTCGAGCGGCACGCGGTAGGCGTCATCCCACCACCAGGGGTAAAAGTGCAGCTTCCACACGCCCTTGCCTTGCAGGGCTTCCATGCACAGCTCGTAAAAATAGCCCTGCGCCCCGTTGGGCGTGCTCTCGAGCACCACGTCAGGATTACCGCCCTGCATCGCGCCCGCCACGATCTTCTCCGCGTCGCGCCAGAAAGCAACCTCGCTGCCGTGGAAATCGGTATAGGTTCCGCCGCGCCCGGCCTCCTTGCTGCCGGCGGTGGCAATCACGCTTTCGCTGTCAAACTCGGGGTAGGTAGCAAGGGTGGCGTTGCCGTACTTGCGCGCCGGCTGGATGCCGTTGAACTTGCAATTCTCCCAAAAGCGGTCGGCCATACGGCGCAGCTTCTGCGTGGTTTCGTCATCGTGCGCCATGGTCATGGTCGTGCGCGTGGAGGTGACCAGCCGCCGGAACATTTCCCCTTGGATCAGGGTGGAGAAGCCCAGCTGCCGCGCTTTCAAAATAAGATCGCGCCCGGTGCGGTGCTGTTGGAAATGGCGCTGGGCTTTATTCCACGAGAAGGGGATCAGGCGCTTTTCTTTGTCCAGGATACGCAAAAACACCCCGGCGAATTCCTCCGGGTTGTAGATCACCTGTGCCGGGGTCAATACCTGGCTCATTCCCCCGTACCCTTTGCGCTCTCGACAAACTGCTTCCAGGTCATCTCCACCGGCCCGCCGTCCTTGCCGGTGACTTCTTGCCGTTGGGTCGGCTTGCCGATAATACGGTCAAGGATTTCACTGGCTGCCGCCTGCTTGATATTGTCGTTGCGGTTCTTCAACCCTTCGACCTTGACCTTTGCCGCCTGCTCTGCCGCTTCCTGCAAGATCATCAATGCGCGAGTTGCTACCTCACGCTTTACCCGCTGGGCGAGATCGTTGAGCCGCTTGCGTTCATCCTCCGCCCAACTGTAAAACGTCGCCTTGGGGATGTTGGCATCCCGATACCCTTGGGCATCCGAATTAACGCGAGAACGCGCCATGACATAATCAAGGCGCTGGTCTTCCAATTGGTCTAATTCGGTGCGTAAATCGTTCATATTTGGTATGTAAATGGGCTAAAAAAGTCTAGCCGCTGTCTCCATTCACTAAAACAACTCCAATCTCATCGCCCAGCCAATCAAGAAGTATCTTTACCTGATCCATGCAGTCCTCGGGAATGTTAAGGACGATGTTGGTTGAGAAGTCCGCCATGGTTTTTATCTGTCGCAACTCAGCGCGGATCTCCACCGCCTTGACCGGCCCGTCAGCCATTGCGCCTCTTGATTGCTACCACCACGCCCTTGCGCACGAACCCGCACGCCGGGCACGTGCTCGCCCCGCCGCGAACGACGAAACCACAATTGGGGCATTTCCACGCGCCTCTCATTTCAACCCGCTCCGTCTTGGGCGCGGTTCTTCCAGCAGTTCGCGCAGCGCGGTGTTGACGCCCATTAGCACCTGGTTCTGCTCGCGCAGCTCCTGGTTCTCCTGGCGGATTTCCTTGTTCTCGCGCTCTAGCCGCTCGATACATTCCGCCTGCTCGGTGACTTTCTTTTTGAGCATCTCCACTTCCTCGGCGGACAGCTCGGCCTTCTTGTAGCTGCCATACGCGGCAACCAGGGCGGCAATCGCGGTGAGGATCGCGGCAATGTCGCCGCCCGAGAGTGACCACTCAAACAGCGCATTGCCACCAAGCAATGCGCCGCCCATGACCGATGTATAAAAGACGATGGCAGCGATGGGGTGGGCCATACGTCTTACTCTACCGGCGTCCCGCCAATGGCGCGGTCCATGGCGTCATCTGTGATAAACCCGGCAGCGGCCTTGGGCTTTTCCTTGTCCGCGTTGAACTGCTCAAACACCGCCGCCTCGACCGCCGCGTCAATCAGGTCCAGGTCAATGTGGATGCCGCGCATCGCCAGCCAGTTTTCGGCCACGTCCAGCGCGTATTCCTTCTTGTTGTAGATGTACTGGCTTGCCCCGGCCTGTTCCGCCGCTTTGACTGCCAGCTTTGCCGCCATTTCCAGCGCGTCGGCCCGGTCGGGCTGGCTGAATTTGAGATCAGCCCAGAAGCTGCCGAACGCCTTGACCGCATAGCCGACCGCAAACACCGCCAGCACGGGAACCACCTGCACCGCTACTTCCTGCAATAACTTTGACCAAAATTCGTCCATCGTCTATCCTTTCGTTTCTCCCCTTCCCCTACCCCTGCCGGGGGCTGCCCGTCTCTGTACCGCTAAGGGTTACCAATAAGGTGTACCAGTAAACTATTCGGGCATTCTGCTTGTCGCGCCCCCGGCTTGGGAGGGATGGGGATGCGGCGCTGGGTACGCCGTAATCCTTCAAATAAAAAAGCCGACACCCGTTTAGAGTGTCGGCTTGACCCGACTTACAAAACCTTTCGGTTTATTCAGTTGTTACAGTCATAACGATTATAGCAATCTTTACAGTAAAAAGCAACGAGTTTTCAACTGTCCAAAGGTTCGTCCAAAACCTGCCCGACAACCTTTACGGACACGCCAAACTTCTCCGCAATCTGTTCCTCTGTCAATTCATCAAAACTATATGCGCGGACAATATTTATTCGCTGTTCAAGTGAGAGCGAATGTCGCTCCTGCCCCTTCTTTGCTAAGATAACAGCTAGTTCTATCTCGCTGGTACTGCGCCCGGTATTGCCAATAATCTGCCGGACACGTTCACGGGAAACGCCATATAGATTGGCGATTTTCTGTAACGACCACCCATCGCCCCTTAGCGCCAGCATTTCACCACGACAGTCTTTGCCAGCCATTATTCAAACTGTCCACAATCCCGTTTATGCGCCGCATGGTAGGCAAAGAAATGACCGCACGGCAGTTCCTTCTCGACCGAGAACACCCGGTCTTGCGAACCGTACAGGACGAGCACGCGCCACATGCCGGAAATTTTCTGGTAGTGGGCATACGTCCAGAAGCGCACCCCCACCGCATAGCCGCAGCACTTGCAGAACACCTCCTCTGTTTGCGCCTCGACCACCTTGGGCTTACTCATTGTTGTCGGCATTGCGTACTCGCCCTGATCACACATTCGCCCCTCCCCTACTTGGTTTCCTTGCCCGTTGCAATCCCGTACACCTCACGCAGCAGTTCGCCGGGGTCCATCCCGTCGCCGTCTGCGGTCAGGTCGCGGATCAGCGTCAGGCGGGTTTGCAGCGCAAACGCCTTTCGCATCCACTCGTCACGACTGGTCATCATGCTGGTGTATTCTTCCTCGCAGCCCGTCCGTTGCGCTTTCAGCTGTTCGACTTCCTCAGTATGTGCGGTGTTTTCCTGTATCACCATTTCCAACGCCCGGTCTTGTGCAGCCATCAGCGTGCGTAGGTGGCGGTACATCTGCCGCGCCTTCATATCCCCGCCATGGTCGGTGACGTGCAGCATAAATTCATCAAACTTGTCGGTAATCTCGCTCATACTTTCACCTTGTACGTATACTCCCGGTCAGCCGGGATACTGATAAATTCCACGATCTTATTTGCTGGCACGAAGTAGTCTGGTGCTTCTGGTAGGCTCTCGCCCAATGCGTTCACCCACGGGTTTGCGCTGCGTGGGATGTATGTGCCTAACTCATAAATGCGCTGACCATCCGGCCAATCAAAACGCATCAACACGACAAAGGGCTGTGTATTGTCACGTGCCAACGACGCGGGCCACCAGGTGATTTTGTTGCTCATGCTATCCCGCCTTCCTCCGCTCAAAATAATACTGCGCTTCCTTCATCCATTCGCCGCCGTTGTAAGCGTCCTCCGAATTGGCGATTGTGCGCAAGACTTCCTCAGCATCAGACAGTCTTTCGCGCATCGCCTCTAACTCGTTTTCGGCCCTGGCTATTCGTTCAGCAAGAGCGCAAATCTTACGGAACCAGTGGCCCGGAATTGGCAGCGGCAGCGGTTCTTCGCCCTTCCACGGGGCATATTCGGTAAAGCGGTTCATAATTTCAACGGGGTCAGTCATGCTGCTTTCCTCCCGCCGCCCAAGTAGCAGTCCACACACATATCCATATTCTTGACGATGTTCCCTACCGGAACCAAGCTATTGCATTGCCGGCAAAGCGTGTACGTAACAAAACCGCCGTCCTTGTTTTCTGGCATTCCCCCGCCCAAATTCCAGTAGCCAATCAGCGGGGCTTTATCCAGTACGGTATCATCATTCCCGTCAACGTAGATTTTTAGCAGTTCGATGAACTGCGCCAGGTTTAGGCCCTCAGCTAACGCGCCACGGGCCAAGCGCAAGACGTGATCCTTTTGCTCCATCCCGCCGTATGGCCTGTAATCGTTGGTTTCGCTGCGTTTTATCATTTCCCCCTCGACAATACAATCCGTTCGCGGATGTTATACAGCAGAACTGATACCGCACTTCTGGATTTCTCGAAGTTATCCATAATAACTTCGATTTCCCTTAGTGTTGCCTCTAAACGGTTGGCCCTACTCTGTGCGTCATCCTGTTCCTGCTCCATCACCGCGTAGCGCAGCATCAATTCTTCAACCTTTGTTGCCAGAGTCGCATCACGTAAATTCTCGGGAAGCTCAAACGGCTCAATCGCGTTTTTCACCCGCGTGTGCAATGTTTCGTATTCGGCACGGGCGGTATCAAAATCATTAAGTAAGTTTGCTATCCCCTCGCGGTCAAGATCCGCCTTTACCGTAGCCTCTGCGCGTTCCGCCCGCGCCCGCCAGTATATCGCGTCACCCTCGGGCCGTACTGGCTCTTTCTGTAGCCAATACGCTTTTTGCTCTGCGCTCATGTACGGGTCGTCGCGCACCGCATCGAAAAAGCTCTGCTGTGGTATCGGCTCAATCATAGAGCGTATCGTCATCGCGTTGGCCTTTGCGAAATTCGCCACATCCTCGGAATAACCGTCTAGTGCACCCGTGATCCATTTCGCCGCCCATTCAAGCGCGTCATTCCAGCCCGATACATAAACTGGGTCTTTCCGCATTGCTTTATCGTCGCTCATTCTCCCTCCCCTATTCCCTATTCAGCTTTTTGACAAGTGCAGACTTTGACGCTCCGGGAAAACGCTGTTTTTCCATGCACTCGCGGAAGTAGTCCGACGGGCGCGTGACCAGATAGGCAAAGCGGAAATTGATATACACGAAAATCACCCCGGCGTTTTCGTCGGTCAACACAACGGTTGGCGCGGTGGTAATTGCCTGCCCACCCATCCCGCCAAAGCCACAGGACGTATCGCCCCAGGACTGCGGAAACATCACCACGTAAAAATCACTCGGAAAGATGCGGAAGTTTTTCCCGTACAACGCCCGGAACTGGGCAAGCTCCGGCGCGGTCTGGTAACGCTGTACCGCGTCCTCGATTACCTTGTCTAATTTCTGTCCGATGGTTTCACTCATTCACCCTCCCCTACTGTTCCTTCTCCGTCTGCGGCCACTGGTCCGCGTCTACGTCCAGCATGATGACCAGCTGATGCCGTTCGCCCCACACAATCGGGTACACTCTGGCATACGTCAACCCCGCCTCGCGCAGCAGTTGTTCCGCCTGCCGGACGGCCGCCACCTGTTCGGGGGTGATCACTTTGCCAACTCCGCTAGCCTGTTGAACAGGTAGATAATCAAGACGGCCTCGATCACGCACATCACCGTGCAGTAGACGACCATCAGCCACACGGCGGAATTCTTGCCCCGTTTGGGCGCGCCTGTCTCGGCACACCGGATACAGCGGGTCGGCCCACCGGCAATCAGCGCGCCGCAGTCAATGCACTCGCGCACTGTACCGATGCCGGAAACGAAGGTATCAACGCCATTGTATGTCTTTACTGGTTTATCTATGCGATAGGTCATTTGTTTCATCTCGTAACCTTTCCCGCCTGATACCATGCCGTTTTCGTCTGCATGTGGATGTGGATATAGTCATCCGTGACGGACTTGCCGACGCGCTCAAAGCCATCAAGCGTGTCCAGCCGATCCTCTAGCCACTGCACAAACTCGACGCCCCACACCTCGATCCCGCCGCGCAGGGTGACGGTCATGTGCGTTTGGTCAAGGTTGCTTTTTAGGTCAGACAGCTCCTTGTTTTCCAACAGCAACCGCATTTCCACCAGGTTTGCCCGTATCTTGTCGATGTCGGCGGGTATCTGTTGTTCGCTCATTTGTTCACCTCAACTTTGATAACACACATCGGCAAAGGGCAGATGTATAACGTCCGCTTTTTGCGGTCGTAAAACCAACCTACCCAGAAGTCGTACCAGGCGAAAAAGAAAGATACGGTCATTTGTTCACCTCCCGGCAATCTCAGCCAGCCACATCTCGGCTGTCTTGATGTACTCACGATACGTCACCAGCACGTAAACTGCCTCGACATTTTGCGCCCTATGCGCCCAATTCCGGTATCCAAGAATAGTGGCGATCAATTGATTGGCCCGATGGATTTTTGACGAGTCGCCACTATTCCTGACAGCTTCGAGCCGTGGCAAAATCAGGTCGTACAAGTGATCAACGTCTTCGAGGGTATACGGTACGGCCATATTATGTTCACCTATCCTAAATGCATCGGCATGGTCACGATTTTCAGGCTGTCATCCCCCACCGGGCATAACAGCGCGGGCGATTTGTGGTCGTTCATCTGCAAGGTAAAGTTAGGCGTCCTGATCACTTCCAGCGCCTCGCGGATAAAGCGCACGTTGAAGGCAATCACCCCGCCGGGACCGTCAATCGCGCCGTCCACCACGCCCTCATTCTGCCCGGTTTCCTCAGACTGGGCCGACACGTTGACCACCCCCGGCGCATCCGCGCGCGGCTCCAAGTTGAAGCGCACCACGTTGTTGCCGTTCCTGGCGATCAGTTCCGCCTGCCGGACAGCCCGCAGCAGCGCGGCTGTGCTGATGGTCGCCGTGGTCTTGAACGAACGCGGCACGATCAGCTTGTAATCAGGGAAGTTGCCGTCGATCAACTGGCTAAATAACTGCGTGTCTTTTGTGCCAAAGACCACCTGCCCGAGATTGGACGGGAACGCCACCGATACCATTTCCTCGTTGTCGGTCAGGATGCGCGCCAGTTCGTTGAGCGCCCGCCCCGGCACAATCGCGGCGGCGGGTTTTTTTACTGCCTGCTCGAATGCGTGCTTACGCACCGACACGCGGAAGCCGTCCGTCGCCACCATGACCAGTTCCATCCCCGACAGGCTGGTTTGCGCCCCTTGCAGGGTCGGGCGCGCCTCGTCACTGGACACGGCAAAGGTAACCTGCCCGACCATCTCTTTCAGGTCGCCCGCCTTGACCTGCTGGGCGTCCGAAAAGTCCACCACCGGCATCGGCGGGAACTCGCCCGCGTCAATGCCCTTGATCTCGGTGCTCGACGCCCCGCACTTGACCGTCAGCGTGCAAGTCTGCTCGTTGAGCGACAGGCGCACGGTGTCGGCCGGCAAGGTCGCCACCAGGTCGGAGAGCAAGCGCGCCGGGACGGTGATCGCCCCCTCCTCCTCCACCTCGGCGGGCGTGGATGCCTGGATGCCCAGTTCCAGGTTGGTCGCGCTGTATTCCAGCTTGCCGTCTTTTGCGGTCAAGAGCACGTTTGCCAGAACGGGCAGCGTGCTGCGCGGGCTAACGGCGCGGGAGACGATCCCCAGGCCGCGTGCAAGTTGTGATTGTTGTACGGATGCTTTCATGCGTTAGTTCCCTTCCCGATTTTGTTTCAGCGCAAGATTGGCGCAGTCAATTGCCTCTGGTAGTGTTTTACCAAACGCAATCAATTCCTCTCCATCCTCGTCCAAGTCGCCGTACACCTTCACCCACCAGACATTGTGAGTATTTCCGTCTTCATCGACGTCTGGATAGCCCATCTGTACCGCGCCCATGCTGTCTAGCAACGAGCAAGCAGTGGAAATATCACACTCATTACCCACCCCCTCTGTATCATGCGCCTCTCCCACGTTCGGAGATTGGCGCGGCGCAAGTTGGGCTTGTAAGTCTTGCGCCAGCTTTTGCCACCGCTCGGCGTTGTGGCTGGCAATGTCGCGCTGATTGGCAATCTGCCGCGCTGTCTGGTGGTGGATTTCCGTGTAATCGCCAACCTCGACTACTGGATGGCACCAGCAGTCTTTTCCTGGCTGGTGGTCTGCCTGTGTAATTGGATAGATGTTCTTTTCGTCCATATCCCCTCGCTACCACTCGCCTACTTGTCCCTACGATAGATGATTTCCAGCAGCGGGCCGATCGCAATCGCCACAACTGCCACGCCAAACAGGATGCAAATGAATAATATGCGTCCGTCCATCCCCTATCCCTCCCCTCTCTGTTCCCATTCCTTGATCGTGATAAACTGCGGACAGTCAGCGCCCTTCGGCCAATGCCACCAACCACCGCACAGCGCCGACAATTCTTTCAACTTCTCCGCCTCGCGCCCGGTGATCACCCCTTGCCCGTAATGTCCGCCGCGCGCCTGCACGATTTTCCACAGCGAGATTTCTAACCCGTCCATCCACCCGGCGCGGTAACATTCCTCGCTGAAATTGCACATCATGTCAAGCAGGGCTTGTTTTGCCAGGTCTGCAAGCTGCTTGCGCAGCCGTTCGTTCTCGCGCGCGTATTCGCGCAGCATGTTGACGCACCGTTCGGCCAGGATCACGGTTGTTTTGTTCCTGTCCAGGATGCGCAGCAGGTGGCCCGCGCCGATGATGAACGGCGTGTCCAGAGGCATCTGTCGGTCGCCATCATCAGCGGTTTCTTCGTGTACGTCCATCCCTTGTACTGACATTCACCTAACCTCCCCTCGTAGTGGGTCAATTGCACCCAGAAGATACATTCGTTGCACGTTGCTGGCTGCGATGCTCCCGGCCTACCCGCCACGCTCCCACGCCCGCAGCTTGTCGGCAATACCCTTACCGCTTGCCCGCGCCAGCTCGCGTTCGCCGTCCATCAGGATCAGCGTCGGCAGCCCCGCCACGCCCAGGGCTTGCGCCAGGGCCGCGCCTGCTACCGTGTCGGTGTCCTGCTCGATGATCGGCAGTTGAACGCCTTTCAGGTGCGGTTTGAGCTGTTTGCACGGGCCGCAGTCGTGCGAGAAAAAGTAGTAGATTTGTTTAGTCATTGGGTCGTTCCCTCCCGTCGTTGATGATGTACTCCACCCACACGCCCGCCTGCACGATGCGGTAAATGGCGTAGGCAATGGGGATAATCGCCAGGGTGATCAGCGCGGCTTCTTTCATACGTTGGCTCCCTTCTGTATCCACACCAGCCGCGTGTCCCAGGTTGTCCCGGCGTCGCGGAAGGAATATTTCGGCAGCGGTTCATTCTTGCCGTTCACGTTTTTCAACCAATTCTGGAAATACACCGCGCTGCTTTCGGTCGAGGTAAAATCGCCCTCGCTCATTACCGCGCACAACCACCCGCCGGGGGTCAGCAGCTTGTAGGCGTGCATCACGTGCAGGCGGCTCTGGCCCTGGTTGAACGGCGGGTTCATGTAGATGTAATTCCAGCCGCCCTTGTCCCATTTGAGGAAGTCAATATCCCAAACGCGGTAGCCCTTGCGCAGCAGCACCCCCACCCGGTCATAGTTCTTTTCAATGCAGGTGATTTGCTTCTTGTTCACGCCCGCCGCTACCAGGCAATCCGCGATGTGACCTTCCCCGGCGGACGGCTCGAGTATCCGCATTTTGGCCTGATCCAGTGTTGTTGGCGGCGGGACGAGTTTGAGCATCCGGGCAGCCACGGCAGCGGGGGTATGGTAAAAGGCTTCCTCCCGTCGCTCCTCCTCTTTCTCGGGGCTATTGGGTACGTTCACTTCGGTATGGTCGCCGCGTTGGGTTTTGTGCTTCTTTTGCCGAAGCGCGGTTGGGTTCCCGGCAATCTCATTGAGCTTTTGCACCAGGTCCAGGCGCTTGAACTCAATGTGCAGGTTGCCATTCTGACAGGCACGGAATTTGAAATACTCCGTTTCGCCGTACCCGCCACTGTCTACAGTGTTGATAGCGGCCACCAGTGGACTCTGGTAGGTGTTGACCTCGGGCGCGGGCTTGCCGTCCAGCAGGCAAAACAGGCGATCAAGCGCGGCCAGCTTGTCGTGATTGCGGTAGTTGGTACTAAACGGCTGGCTGCTCCACGCGGATTGATTTTCAATCATCCAGCCCAAAATGACCTTCTTGCCCAGTTCATCCCGCGCGTTGCGTTTGTTGGTGACGTACTCCGCCTCCCAACGGCTGTTACTCTTGTTGCCGGGGGTCAGCCATTCGTAGACTTCTAGGGCAAATTCTTTGGCGAAGTCCGGCGCGTTCTGGCTCATCGCCTCAAACATGGTAAAGATTTCTTCCTCAGTGACCGGCGGCAGCTCGCCCTTTTCCAGCCGGTCGCGCAGTTCGTCGGCGCGTTTGAGCGAGAGCACTTTCCAAACATCCATCTTGTCCAGGATCGCCCGCCACACCTGCCGGTGAATTTTGCGCTTGATCGTCGTAACATGCGCGTTGTCGATGCTGTCCCGGTCGGTCACCGAAAAGCGGTTGTCCTTGCCAAAGCCGCCGGTCATCACGTCCTGGGCATCGCGCAAAGCCTGGTAACCGTCTTCCAGCAACCGGATGGCTTTGTTATAGGCCGCGACCATCTCCGAGACGGTCACCGGGTTGATCAGCCCCGTACCTGGGTCGGGTGCTACCGTGTATTTTGTGTTCGTGCGTTGTGCGGTTGCTACCATATCCCCTCCCGCTCTCCCTTACTTCCCCCGCCGGAGCCAACCGCTTTTCCAGGCCAGCACCAGCAGCATCGCCAGCGCAAACGCGCCGAAGAAAATCACCATAAACTGCGCACCCGCGCCAAACTGTTCCATATCCCCTACCCTCTCCTCCCACCACCACCGGAGAAAAGCCCGATGGCCGCGATTATCGCCAGAACAATCATTGCCCCTAACAGTAAACTTGCTCCCGTAGACATCGGATCACTACCAGCTAACAAAACCAGGTGCATGGCTACTCCAACGGCAAACCCTCGCCTATTTCGTTCATAGCCTGTAAAATGTTGTAGGCCCATCCGCGCAGCGGGTGATTTTCAGCAGCGCGCTTCCAGATAAACCACAAAAAGTAACTGCTTGGATCGCGCAAGCCAGCGCGGTACTGATAGAGCATTGCCGGGGTCTTGAATGCCTGCCGTCCGTGCAGGACGTTGATTTCCTCGATGACCCTGGCCCCAGAACCGATTGTCTCAATCAGCTTGTCAGTCTCTACCCGTACCGCCCGCTTGATGGGGCTTTCCTGTTCCTCGCTCATCTCCACCTGCCTCTCCCCTGTATGGTGTTACGATAATTTCATGGCGTCATATCGCCGTGATATTACTGTTGTATCATTCAACAATAGTATAACACCGGGAATGTATAAATACAATCACCATTTCCCACCAATTTCTCAGGATCACAATTATTTTGTCGTGAAATGGGAATTGAATTGCATTATTACTTGCGTTATAATCTTTATGAGGGAATTTGGGATTGTGTAACTTATCCCCCACGGGGTAAATCACTAGGAGGCAGGGAATGAACGACACGGAAAAAGCAAAGATGGGAAGGTTGATGACATATCTCAACCAGGACTTCCATAACTGGAAGCGGGAGTTGAGAGAACACGCCGCTGCCGAGGGCCGCCAGGTATGGGACGAGCCAACCGAAAAGGACTACTGCGCAAAGCGCCTTAGCATCAGCTACGAGTCCTTCAACCGCTGGAAAAATATGCGGAACCCAATCAGCGACATCAACGTCTTAAGAATAGCTATTCAATTACGCGACACCGAACCTTTGCGCATCTGGGGTTTCAACGCTGTACCGGAAGACCTGTGGGAAATCCTGGTGCGGCTGCCCGACACAGAGCCAGCAGAACGCCGCAAGATTATGAATATCTTGGCAAACAACGACGAAACCGGTAAATCTCTGGTAAATTCTTGGGCATAGTAAAATTATCATAAAGGTATTGTGAATTGTATAATGTGATAATAATCACGTATTGAAATGGAGCTTTCACTATGTTATGATGAAACTGAAACTTTCCCACAATTATAGAAAATAATTTCTAGCGCGGGGGGCGCATTTATGGATATCGAGCCGACCGAGAGAGGCATTATGGGCCACCAGGACGAAAAACGCATCACAGACGAGGAGCTTGATTTCTGGCTGACTATGATACAATCAGAATGTAACAGTTGGTCGAAAATACAATGGTGGCGCAAAAGGCTCTCGGGGGCACGTATGAAAAACAAGCGGGGGATTTTGCTTGGCATCGGTGTTGCATTGGTGCTCGTCTTGGCGCTGTTTGTCTTTATGCACGTCACAAACAGGGTTTTTCCGGGGTTTGATTTATTGATCGGCGGTGCAGTAGTTGCGCTGCTTATTTTGGCAATCCTGGTGGGTACATAATCCCCCTCAATACAACCCACATTTTAGCAAGAGAAAAGACCAGCCACGCACCGGGCTGGTCTTTTCATTTCCTTATAACCCCAAAAATTCGTTAGCAGAAATCGAATATTGCCTCTTGTAATTCATGTTACATGTGTTATACTGTAACTGTAATTGAATGGTGATATTGATATAAAACAATTCAATCGCAATCACATCAACCACCCCCACCGAAAGGACCGCCATGCAAACCGAACCCCTTACCCCCTACGCCTACCCTCGCACCCGCCGCGCCGTCAGTGCCGCGCACGCCCGCGCGCAGGCCGTGATCGAGCAAAACCACAACGCCGACTACATCATCAAAATCCGCGACCTGACCAATGAACTGCGCGCGCTGTGCGGCGACAACCACGCCGAGTTTCAGGCGGCGATGACAAAGGCCTGGCCGCTGCCCTACTCCAACGCCGCGATGATCGCCGGGCTGGAAGCGCAGGTGCAGCTCAAGCGCGCCGAACTGCTGGACAGCGACGAGTGCCAGACCGTTGACGGCGTGTACGGCGGCGGGTTTGAAGCGGAACTGATTTATTAAACGCAAAGGTCGTCTGGAATGGGGAAAATTCCAGACGACCAAATCCAACACAATCTTCTGATAGTTTACCACAAAGGCAACCCGATGGATACCACCCAGACCAAAAACAACGTCATCACCCGCCAGAGCAATATCGGCAGCGACGTGGAATACACCATTACCGGCCACAGCCTGGAAGCTGTGACCGCCGCCGTCAAGGAACTGACCGAACGCTACCAGCCCGCCGGCTACGGTACGCACGTGCGCTTTGTGACCGTGACCGTGGTACGGCAGGAAAGCTGCGAATAACGTTTGCCCGTTCTCTCCCGCCGGTGTCTACGGACTGCGGCGGCAGAGGTCGAACAAGCGACCGACGATCAGCGGAGTACCGCTGAGGCAGAACAAACACAAAGCTCCCGCCGGGTGAACCAGGAACCGGCAAAGTGCGTAACGCCCGCACGAATGGACGAGGATGCAACCGCCTCCAAGGGAACTGCGTAACCAAACAACGCCGGCAATCCTGCCGCGACGGTACAACGAACGATAACAAACGAGATTACGCGGGCGGCTGGTGACAGCGTAAGCGGGATGCAAGCCCCGCCGCCCCATTGTTGGAAATCTACGATTGGAGGGAATATGTACCGCAACCGTTACTCAACTTACCAAAGGCGTGAGCCTGACCGCAACCCGGACCACGTGCATCAATTTTACATTCCGGGTTACAAAGACCTGGGTTGGCAAAAGAACGGCGACGAACCTGAACTTATTGCCTGCCGTGAAGCCGGACACAAAACCCGCGAACACGACAACTCGCTGTTCCGCTATCGGGCAACCGATGTCATCACCATTTGCGACGAGTGCAAACACCTGTACCACACTGATATGAGCGACTAGCACCACCGGCGGGCAAGTGCGTAAGGCGGGGACCGCATCCCGCCGCCCCTCTCCCCCAACCGGAAGCATATTCATGTCGTCACCGCTTGACGACCAGAAACGATATTTACTACACCGCACGGCGCAAACACGCGCGCCGGTTGGGGCATCTGCGCGGCGGGGCGGCAGCCATCAACGCTCGTCCATCATCATCACGGGGACAGGACAAAGCGTCTAACCGCACACCGCGCACGAATGGCAATACCGGGCATTTTGCCCATGCCCGATACGGCAATCTAACACGGGGAGGTGGTAGGGAATTGGGCGGCGGGGATTTTTTGTATTGTCGGTCAATCAGAGTACCGTGCTGTCTTTCGACTTTACACGCTCTGGTGACGGTCATAGTCGATTGAAAAAATAGCAACTACCCCAGCCGCCCAAACACCACACCCCGCGCCAACACAATCACACGTCTGGGGAGGAATTCTATGGGATGGTTCAAATCAAAACCGAAACCGAAACAGCAGAGCGGGCCGACCTGCCCGACCTGCGGCGAACCACTGACACCGCACCGCGATTGGCAGACCGGCGGCACGCGCCACGACTGCCACCACTGCGGCTACACCACGCTCTACGCCAAGGACGCGGAGCGCGAGATCGAACAGGAAACGAGAGGGTAACATGGGTTTCATCGTACAAGAGGCCGTCAAAAAGGCCCTAAAACTGCGTATGTCTATCGCCGGTCCATCCGGCAGCGGCAAGACCTTGGGCGCGCTGCGCGTGGCTTACGGGCTGTGCGGCGATTGGAAAAAGATTGTCGTCATTGATACCAACATTGATGACAGTCTGGTGTACGCCGGGGATACCTCGCACAAAATCGGCAAGTTCAGCCACATCCCCTTCCCCAAACCGTACTCACCGGAGCGGTTCATTGAGGCAATCAACGCTGCCCTGGACTTTGGCGCGGAAGTGGTGATTATCGACAGCGCCAGCGACGAGTGGGCCGGTCCCGGCGGCATCCTGGAACTCCATGACGCCATGCCCGGTAACAGCGCGGTCAACTGGAACAAGGTCAACCCGCGCCATGCGGAATTTATCAAGACGATGGTGGAACAGAAGCGGGCGCACATTATCGCCACCTTCCGGCAGAAAACCAAAGTCGCGGTAAACGAGGTGGAGGAAAACGGGCGCAAGAAAACCGAAGTCGCCCGCCTGGGGATGGAGAACATCGCCCGCCCTGGTACAGAATACGACTTCCTCTTTGCGGTGGAGATCGAACGCAACAGCCACATGGCCGACATCATCACCAAACGCGGCTCCATGCTGCCGGATATGCGCCCGGTGGAACTGACCGAGGCGTTAGGCAAAAAGCTCAAAGCCTGGGCCGAGTCCGGGGATGAAGGCAAGCCGGAACACCGCGAGGAACCGCCCGCAACCACGCAGCCGACCACCACGACGCCCGCGCCGAAAGCCGCCGCACCTGCCGACAGCAAGCCCGCCGAAACGAAGGTGGAACAGCCAGCGCAGGGCGGCGCGCCGGTAACCTATACCGGCTCCCTGGCTAAGATCGGCAAGAACAAATATCCCGCACCTTGGGCGCGGCTGTGCATGGCTTACCAGCGCATGAACCAGTACGAGATTGACAACCTGCTGCAAGAATGGGCGCTGCCGCAAGACACCGCGCCCGAGCAGGTTGTGGAAAAGCTCAACGCCCACTGGCAAGCAAAACAGGCGCAACCCGCCTAACCCACCCACCCCGAGCCGGGGTCATCACGGCCCCGGCTCGACATTGGAGGATGCCATGACCAGCACGCCAAAGCCTTACGCACGCATCCGCATCACCCTGACCAACGGGCGCACCGGGATCGGTGACTACTCCCCGGTGCTGCGCAGCTACCGCCTGGGCGGGCATTACTACACGCCCGACAAGGTGCGAGGATGGACTTATGAACTGGACGAACAAACCCGCGCATCCTGACGACCTGGTGGAAGTCACCGCCGACAACTGGCGCACCTGGGGCCGCTTCCAATGTATCGGTGAGGGGACCTACCGCTACCTGCTGGAAGTGGAACCCGGCGAGGCGCAGCGCGTTCACCCCTTCCGGGGCTGCGTGGTGGCCTACACGGGCGAATACACCGCGCGGATCGTTAGCCAATGGACGGTGCGAGATGAAACCACAGACGCGCAAACAATCCGCCCTGCGCAGCGAGTACCAGTGGGCGAAGCGCAACCGCTGCCCCAACCAGTACACGCGCAACTGGCGGAAATACCTCAAACGAGCCATGAGCAAGGCGCGCCGGTTCAGGTGGCGCTATTTTAGGGAGGACGAATGAACGAATTACCGCTGTCTATCCGCGATGTATCACCCCACCCTGACGCGGTGCGGCTGACCGGCACGCGGCCCGATGGACTGCCGGACGGGGTACACACCGGCGGCGCTTGGTTGTGGAACAACGAAGTCTACAAGCCGCTGGACGGTCGGCCATTTGCCAACGCCGAATGCCACTACCCCACGCAGGAAGCCGAATGCCTGGAAGAACTGGCCGGCAAGCCCGGCTTTCCCCGCAACTGGCGCGTGGAGGAGATCAACGGGCGGCGCTTTTTGGTGCGTAACAAGTGTCTGACCATCCCCGGTGACATTGATTACGATCACCTCAACCTGGACAACCTGCTGTATATCGAAAACGCGGTGCGCGAAATGAACCGCGCGGGCTGGGAGATCAACGACCCGCTCACCCTGGCGGTTGACCCGGAGGGGCGGCACTACAAACCCTTCCTGCTGGACTTATCCGCCGCGCAGAAGCTGCCCAACAAGGGCTGCATGACGGCGGATGATACCTGGCGCATTGATGAATTTTTCGAGGCGTGCGGGGCCGACCTACTGCTGAAACTACGCCACCAGGCCCGCCACGTCATCGGCACGTGTGCATGGCAGATGGAACACCGCCACCACAAACACGTTTACGGCAGCTTCAACCGCCCGATTGATGGGCTTTGGGCGACCATCCCCCATGAGCCGATCTTTGTTCACACGCCGATAGGCAGCGCGAACTGGACTGAAGCGGTCCCGCATACCTGGGTGGTCACCACTGCCCCGCTGGATGATGAGGTAATCAAACGCTACGAGCTGCGCTGGGGCTGGTCCCCGGTGCATGACTAGGGAGGACCGATGAACGTGACCGATTTTGCCTACAGCCTGCGCCAGCCGGTGACCACCCCGCGCGGCCCCGGCTACGTCTACAGCCGCGAACACACCCGCGCCGGCAACGAGTACCGGGTGATCGTGGGCGGAACCGGGATGCAGCGGTACAGCGAAGACCAGCTGCAACCTGCACAGCCGATGGACCTGTACCGCGCCGCCAGCGCATGGATGGCGGAGGGGAGCTAACCATGTGCCACAGCCTGATCACCTGGTCCTGCCCGTGCGGGGCAACCAACATCACCAGCCCTACCCCGACCGATACAACCCGCTGCGTCATGTGCGGCGAGGGCGTGCCAACCGACATGCTGCTGGCGGTGCTGGCCGCTGCGGACGCGGCAGAGGCGGAGGACGGCGAAGATTGGCTGGTGATCCGCAAAGAGTAAGCGGGATGATAGAACAATTGTTTTAAATTATCTACTTGCATCTTACCGCGAACTGCTGTATTATTATATATGACAGAGGTCCTGGCGGACTAATAGCAATCGCAGTGTTCCGTAAAAAGAACATGTTGCGGCTGGGCTTTTTTATTTTGTAGACAACTTAGTTATTGCAATTGTTATATCAATTGTGGTAAACTAGGTTCACAACAAATAGCCCGCGTTTGCGATTGCTAGTCTCGCCAGGACCCCAGCAAAAACGACGCGGGCTTTTGTTATTTAAGGCCCGGAAAGGCAAATAGGGTCCTGGCGAAATGAATATCAAACCTATCGAGACCTACTACAGGGGGTATCGGTTCCGCAGCCGGTTAGAGGCGCGGTGGGCGGTGTTTTTCGATGCCGCCCATATAAGGTGGGAATACGAGAAAGAGGGATTTGACCTCGGCAAGCATGGTTATTACCTGCCCGATTTTTACTTACCTGACTTTGGCTGTTTCGTAGAAATCAAGCCAGAGAAGGGAATGACCGACCAGGTTGAAAACCAGCTGCGGGCACTCTCACATATAGCCCCGACAATCTGCTTCCAGGGAGTTCCGTCCTTATCCTGGCGAGGATGGGACGGAGGAACTTTGTTCTGCTGGGATCTTTGCGATTCCGGTGGCGGGGCATACCAGAACGAAATCTCCTGGTGCTACTGCAATTCCTGCAATAAGTTCACATTGTCAATTTCAGATAACGACCCAAAACTCCTCAGGGGTGATCGAACTTTATTCCGTGACGAGAATTTTCAACACGTCTGGACAGAGCTATGCGACCCAGAGCATAGAGACCATCACGAGGCCGGGGCTTGCGATTTTCCTATCAACAAAGCTCGCGCGGCCAGATTTGAACACGGCGAAACACCGGATTAGAGGTAAATATGAGCGGAAAAATCATGGGCTTAGTCTTCGACGCGGACCTTCCGCGAGATCAAAAATACATCCTCCTGGCCTATGCGGACCATGCAGACCATAACGGGGAAAACATTTTCCCGTCTGTTCCGCTTATTGCCTGGAAGACCGGATACAGCGAACGCCAGGTGCAGCGGATTACCCAAGAACTTATCACGGCCAAGATCCTTGTTGCGATGGGCGAGAGCTATTTGGGTACAAACGTGTACAAGGTCAACACCAAGGCCCTGCCCCAACGGGAGGATTTCAGACCAAAAGGGCGCGGAAGACCACCGAAAAACGGTGACATTTTGTCAGACGAATTAATAGAAAACGGTGACATTTCTGCGAAAAACGGTGACAAAAAAGAGGAAAACGGTGACATAGCTATGTCACACGAACCGTCAATTAACCCCCATATTAAAACGTCAAATATACCGCCTGCCGGCGGAGCGCGCGAAATCCCTTCCAGTGACGACCAGCCGAAAGAAGAAAAGAAGGCCAAAGGCAAAAAGGGAAATGACGACCTGTTCCAGATTGCTATGGGGTTAGCAGATGTCACGGGAATGGACTTTCAGAAAAACAAAGGCCGCTTGATGGCGGAGGCGAAGAAATATTACACCATTCAAGACCTGCCGCAAATCCAGCGCGACTATTCCAAAGGGGGGATTTGGTACTCATGGGATTGGCGCGGGCAGCGCGGCGAGGCCCCTTCCCTCTCGCATATCCGGGAAACGTGGGGAAAACTCAAAGCGCCCACCAATACCAATGGCAAAGCAACCACTCGCCAGAGCACGCCAATAGCGAGTGTGCGCGCATCGGTTTATCGGCCCGTCTAAAAGGGGGAAAGCATGACCACACAATCCGCTGATACCTACCTACTCAAGCTATCCAATGTCCAATTGGAGCGCGGTTTGCTTCACGCGCTGGTCACGTTCCCGGACGACCTGAAATTGGTGGACCTGGAACCGGATGACTTCCACGACCACCGCAACCGCACCATTTTTACCGCCATGCGCCAGATGGCAGCGCGGAACATCGGCATCGACTACGAGACGATGGAAAACCACCTGATCGGCATGAAGCAGTATGACGCGGCGGGCGGGTTTGATTATCTGGCCGATGTGTTCAATAACCAGGTTGGTTTTGTGACCGCCCGCCCGGTGGAATACGCCGTGGAACTGCAAGAGCTGGCAACGCGCCGGCGGGCATTCCGCGAGGGGCAAGACTTCCTCCGCCAGATTATGGACCGCTCCAAACCGGTCAATGACACGATCAACACATTTTCGGCGCGCATCCCCAAACTGGTCAAGGTGAAGGGTGGCGCGCAGAATATTAGCGTATACGCCAGCCAGCATTATGACCGCCTGTCGGAAGCACACCAACACCCCGAGGAAGCACAAAAGCGGGTGATGAAAACCGGAATGCTGGACTTTGACGACGCCACGGTGGGCGGGCTGCGCAACGGCGAACTGCTGCTGCTGATCGGCAAGCCGGGGTTTGGCAAAACCAAGTGGATGCACCAGATCGGGGCGCAGCTGGCCGGGAACGGGTACGCGGGCGCGATTTATCAGTGTGAAACCAGCCAGGAAGAAATCATGGACCGGGAATTTAGCCGCGAAACGCAAATCCCCACCGAACGGCTAGAGACGGCTACCCTGCTGGACGAGGAATGGCCTCTGTACACGCACGCGTTTGAGAAGATGTGCAATAACCCCAACCTGTTCCTGGACTTCTCCGGCAGCTGGAACACGGTCACGCTGCGGGCTGATCTTACCCGCATGAAGGCCGAGCACAATATCCGCTGGTTTGCGGTGGACTACCTGAAATTCTTACGCGACAACTACGGAGCCAGCGAAACCGAGCGGGAAAACTATATCAGCATCCAACTAAAGCAAATCTGCCGCGACCTGGACATTGCCGGGATTGTCATTCACTCCATGAATAAATCTGGCATGGCAAGCGAAGCGCCGGAACTGGAACACAGCAGCGGCGGCGCGGGGATTGGTTACGACTGCGACAAAGCGCTGTTTATGATGGAGCATGTACCCGAGGACGAAAACGCGCCGCGCTACGAGCATTACCGCACGTTTGTCTTCCGCAAATCCCGCCGCAAACTCAAAAAGGCCGTGTTCCACATGCAGGCGATGAAGGATTACCCCTTCTTTGGCGCTGTGGAAAAAGTGGAAAAAAAGGATGATGACGATGGCAATACCCGCAAACCGCCAAGCTACGCCAGCAGCAACGGCAAGGCCCGCACCTACAACGGCCAAACCAGACGTTAGGGCGCTCAAAAACTACTGGATTTACTACCCGCCGGATATGTGGCCGAACGATGTCCTGATGCACGCCAAAGACTACACGGTTGGAGAGCCGCGCATAATCGCTTATCCCGATGCGGCGGGTATGTATGTGGTTGGCTACTGCGATTACGAGGGGGTAACGCAGTTCGCCAAGGCGCACCGGGAACTGTGGGAGGGCAAGCGCCCGATAGAACCACTGGTGACCGGGGCGGAAGTGCGAAACGAACTATATAACGTGGCGATACCGTCATGGGTGCGCTACAGCAAACTGCTGAAAAACGATGAAATCATACCGGCGAAAGACTAACCCGCGAGGGTGAGGGAGGATAACGAGATGCCACACAAGGTAACGCGCCACGCCTGTGATCACTGCGGTAAGGCATACGCCAGCATTACAGCCGCAAAGAAGCATGAGGAACAGTGTTTCTACAGCGAGAGCGCCAGAGCTTGCGCCACCTGCGGACATTTGAAAGCGGAATACTGGGATCATCACTGGTTGGAGGACGGGCAAGATCAATGCAATTGGGGATACATGGCAGCTTGCGAGATCCAAAAGGATCGTGTAAACGGCGATGATCGCCACCTGCAACACGGCTGCCCATTCTGGCAAAAGCGAACCGTCAAAGGTACGTTCAAGTTCGGAAAGACATATATCGAAAAACCAACCGCATAACCACCACCAGCCGCCCCCTCACCGGGGCGGTTGACATTTCTAGCGAGGTAAACGATGAGACAGAAACACGACTGCGCAACCTGCCGGCGGCTTGACCGCCAACTGCGGCTCGCCTTCCAATGCAAACGGCGCTACGAACTCTATCTGGTGCAGCGGCTACTCGTGCGCCTGCACAACCACCAGCTCACCTGCCCCAACTGGGCGTTTATGTGGCAGGGCAAAGCCCCGTTTGAAATCCCCGCCCCGACCAACGAGGAGCGTTTTATCCGCGAGTGTCAGCACATGGCCGACGAGGACGCGCAACTGGTGCTGTACCAGATGGAGGAGCGCGAAATTCGCAAGGCGCTGCGCAAGCCCTACCACCTGCGCAAGCGCAAACCAAAACAGGCGGTATACACACCGGCGATGATTTAGGCGGACCACCCGCCGGCATGGGGGCAGCATGGACAGAGCAGACGCACAGGCCGAACTACACGCGATGTTTGAGCGCGGCGAGATTGACTTGCCCCGCGCGCGGGCGATCCTGGAAGCGGTTGAGCCGCCCGACCCGCTGATTAGCGAATTACTGGACCGGGATATTAGCAACGCGATAGAGGTAATCATGCAGCGAAGACCGACACGAAATACCGGTAGTTCTGCGAAAGTACCGGGGGGAACGAGCAAGGCGCAGAGCGAAGGGGGGATAATCGCGGTCGAGTTGGATTGGCCTGACAAGCGATTATCCCCAAACAGTCGTGTGTGTTGGGCGGCGAAGCTATCCCCAAAAGAAAAGGCTCGGGATGACGCTTTCGAGAAAGTCCGCCAGCTTTGTGCCAGCTTCAACGCGGAGCCGCCCTATCAGGCCGTTGTCACGTTCCGCCCGCCAGACAAACGGCATAGAGATTTGGACAACCTGTACAGCTCGTGCAAGCCGAAACAGGATGGCATCTGCCGCGCCCTTGGCATTGACGACAGCCAGATCCGCCGCGTGGTGCTGGAATGGGGCGAGGTGGTCAAGGGCGGCAAGGTGACCGTGACAATTCAACCGATGGAGGGGAAATGATCGACTTCAAGAACTTAGACAAAAATGATCCAACCGATCTAGCGATGAAAAACCCAACGGTCGGGGATATGTTTCACGAAATGTATTCGTACTATGTGGTTGTGCTGAAAGTGACGGACACGCATATAACCATCATGGAAGCCAACCCGCCCTGCAAATTACCGAGAGATGGGAAAACCCGCGAAATGGCAAGGGATGAATTTATTGAACACTTCTCGTATGGGAGCATTCCTGGGTATTGGGTGAAATGGCACCATCGGGCGGATGTAGCCGGATGGATTGCTGATCCCTATGATTTTCAAATTTGATGCGGGTGGCAACCTGTGACATTGACCCCGCCCTGCTCACCGGCAGCAGGGCGGAAATTCATCCCGGTTTCGGGGAATTGGGGGGTTGTATTTGTGCGCGTTATCGCTATAATTGTATATGTAAGCGATAACGCTATATTATGTGGAGGGAACATGATACACACACCGGGACCATGGAACATATGGCGCATCGGGAAACATAAAATCCCCGCGATTGCCAACAACAATTCGGGCGAGAAGCCACCCGTTGACATCTGCACGCTTGACGAAAACAATGACAACCGTGAAGCCGATGCTCTTTTGATCGCCGCTGCGCCGGATTTATTGGCGGCGTTAGAGGAAATCTATCGCCTGGGCGGGCAGTTCGGCAAAGGGCAGCAAATGGCAGAAATCGCCCGCGTTGCGATTACCAAAGCAAAGGGCGAACAGCCATGACCGAGGATGAGCGCGAACGCTGGTTGCCGATTGCGAAGGCCGCAGAAGTTGCCAACCGCGCCGAAAGCACGGTGCGGGCCTGGGGTCAGGCCGGGATTGTCAGAACGTTGGGCGGCGAACGGGCGCGGCTGTACAACCGCGAGGACGTGGAGCGGTTGGGCCGCGAACGCAAGCCGGGGCGCAAAGCCGCCCAGCGGCAGGAGGGAGGGGAGGGATGAGCGGAATTGATAAGGATTTACAAATCGCTATTGATGAAGCGGAATTGGAAATCACCGGCACGAAGCCGCGCTATACCGCACTGTACCACGCGCATGGTGTACGCAGTTTGGCGCGGGAACTGCGAAAGGTAATGGCAGAACGTGACAGCCTGCAAGCCGAGCGGGACGAGCTGCGGGCGGCGTTGAGCGAGGTCATCTACCACGTCACACACTCGATGGACTGTAAGCACGGTGACGGGTTCACATACGACTTTTGCCCGGTGGTGAAGGCGAAGGAATTGACGAAGGGAGGTGAGGCGTGAACAATCAGGATGACGGGTTGCGACTAATCGTTGTCGGCTACCGCGACGGCAAAGCGCGGTTTTGGCTGACCAGCGGCAGCACCTACACGGAAGACCGCAAAAAGGCCAAGCACTACATGAGCCGCGAGGCGTGCTGGAACGACATCACGGAAATGTCGCGCTATCACATGGCACGGGGCATCGAATGGCAAATCGACATTGCTAGGGTGATGACGGTAGCGGAACGGCGGGCTGATCTAAAGTTTCAATTCTGGCTGATCGTGTCCACGCTGGCGCTTGCCGTTCTGTGCCTGGGCGCGGTCTATCTCATCAGCATTGCAGCAGCGGGATGAAATGGATGAAACCAACCAATCCCAGGAAGGAGGCGAATAGCAATAAACACACGGAACGGCGGACCAGATATAACGCTGCTGCTCCTGTTTGGCATCCCGATAGCGATTTTGATTGGGCTGCTGATCGGAGCGACAACGGGAACACTGCCGGATAGTTTACCGGGCGGAGGCGGGAGCCAGCAGCAGCAGGTGCAGCCCCAACCGGGGCCGATGATCCAACCGGCACAGCCGGAGCCAGTACAGCCAGAGCGACTACCGGCATGGTGGCAAGAGCAGCAAGGCGCGATTAGGCGCACTATCGGATAACAAATGATCCCCTTTCACCAGCACAGCTTGAAGGGCGAGCAGGTAAGAGAGGGGATCAACACGAATTGTAACACGAAAGTTGAGGGGATATGTTGCCTGTATGGGCTATTTTGACAATCGTTGGTGTGGTGTTCGCCGTGCTTGCGGTCGCACCATGTGTCCTGTCCAGCCAGATCAGCCAGGAGGAAGAACGGCGCGAACGGGGGCAGCAATGAGCGCCGAAGCTCTTCTGTGTCTTCGCTGCGCAGTTGTATTGCTGCCCGCAGCCGTCCTGTTTGGCCTGTGGGGTCACAGTCGGCACGTTGAAGCCCCGTTGGTTGAGCGAATGAAGGACGGTGAGCAATGAACCCGACGCGCCAACCGAAGCAGTTGAACGATGGCCGGGTATCTGTGACCATCCACCCAGACGAATACGCCAACCTGACGCGGGCCGAGGTGGAACTGGCAAGCCGGCCCGAGGAGGCGGAAGCCAGCGGGACCGCCGTACTGATTGACGGTGAATGGGTGACGGTCGCACCGCGCAGACAGAAAGGGGGCCGGTGATGGAATACGCCGTCATTGGTGTTATTGCCTTGATTGTCCTCGTCCCCCTGGTGCGGGCGATCAACCGCCCCGACGGGCGGCAGACCTACCAGCGCCCCAATATCCAGCACGACCCTTGCCCCGAGGGTTCCTGCTCGACCGGCTACAGCACCGGACAGGGGCAGCGCCAATTGGGGATGCACGAGAACGATAGGTGGGTAGAGCAGCAGCGGGAAAACGCGACCGAACGCCACCACGCCCACGAACAGGCGCAGATCGACGCGCGCCGGGATACCTGGTCACTGCCGGTCACGCCCGACACCAAAGTCTCGGTGTACCTGCCCGGCGAGAGCCGCGAAGTGCCCGGACTGCCCGAGGGCGGCGAGTGGGTGCGGCTCAACGATCACAACTGGCAGCGCCAAAGCGAGTACGTGGAACGGGGGAAACGATGAAGCGGTTAGGTATCGGCATCGGCGGGGCGTTGTTTATCCTGGGCGTGTGGTTGTGCTTTGCCATCGGCCTGCACGCGCCTGACCAGGCGCAGCTGTGGATCGGTAAGCTGGTCGGTGTGGTCCTCGCCGCGATTGTGCTGGTCCCGCTGTGCGCCGCCGTCATCTACCGGCTGATCAAAGGATGGTAGGCAATGCCCCGTGACCTGTACGCCCTTGCCGCGCAGGTGGTGGTGTGGGCCGTGGGGCTGACCATCATCACGCAACAGGTGGTGTACTACCTGGGCGGGCCGGGGCTGGCCGAATGGCTGGCGGAGTGGATCGCGGACAGGTTGAGGCGGTAGACAATAGGGCGGGTGATTTTTCGCCCGCCCTATTTTTGTCGATGTTTGGGGGATTGAAAAGCGTGGTGCAATACCGTACAATCATATTACGAACATACGAACGTAACACAACGGAGGGATTGCATCATGGATGACTTCGAGAAATGGATTACCACCGTGGAAGCGGTACAAATCCTGGGCGTAAGCGAGGGGTTGCTGCGTAAGTGGGTCAAGGATGGAACCTACAATATCCAGCGCATGAAGAAGGGCAGTACGGCGTTTTACCTGCGCGATGATATTGAGCGTGTCCGCCAGGAACGGGAGCAGGAGGGGAAATGAAAGACGCTATCGTTATTGCCGCGCTGGTTTGGACGCTTGTTGCAATCCTGCTGATGCTTGCCGGTATTTTGATGGTCGGCGGCTCGATTTCCGGGATGGGCGATATGCAAACCGGATTTCTCGTTGGGATGGTCGGTATGGGGATGCTTTTGCCGGTCACAGTTTACACCAACATCGAACGGCCTGAGCAGCCAGCGGAACAGAAGCAGAGCATCAGCAAGCAGCGGCTAAAGGGGCCGTTTGTGAACTAACACGGCACGGAGGGAGGCGGAGGAATGGCACTTGTAGCAATCGACAAAGTACCGGTATGGGTTCCCGTGGTTTTGCCAGCCGCCGGGACGGTGCTCGCCTTTGCGGGCGGGTATGCTGCCGGCGTGCTCGAGCACAGCCCGTACCCGCTGGCAAACGCCCTGGCCCCGGCCGGGACCATCGGCGGGTTTGGCTATGTGGTGGGTGCGTGGCTGTACATGGCATCCGAGGGCGCGCGCTGGGCGTGGCGCACGGCGCAGCTCAACGCCACCCTGCCGAGGGGTGAGGCGGTGGAGGAAGCGGAGCCGGTGGCATTGGTCCCGCCCACCCCGGACGAGCTGCAACCGATCAAGCGCGACCGCCTGGGGCGCATCGTCGGCGGGCTGATGCCGACCTTTGCCAATGATCAGCAGGTGCATATCAACGGGACCGGCGGCGGGGTGTCGATGTTCAACATGGTCGTTCGGGCCTCGCAGTTGGACCAGTTGAAGCGGCTGGTGGACCAACACGCGGCAACCGGTGACTTGGTTCCGCTGACCTATGATGACCTTGCGCGGGTGGAAGACCCCGACCGCCCGGGAAAGAAGCTGTTTAGCCAGGGCGAATTGAAAAACTTTCAGACGCATCTGGTAGAGCAGGGGATGGCAATTCGTATCCAGAAAAGAAATATGGTTTGCCTCACGGAACGGGGGAAGCGTGCCGTGCGTGAGAAGTGGACGCGCTACCGCTCCCCCACTCTCGTCAAGAGTGGTCAAAAATAGGCAGATCACCGGGATATATACGATAGATAGATGATAGATGAGGGCTAGACGAACCAAAACAGGCCCAACAGGGCGAGGAGGATAGGGAATGGGTAACGATGATTTTGAGTTTGAATGGTGCGAGGAGCACCAGCGTCCATGTGATGAACTATACGAGGACAGCGAAGGACGCGAGTATTACGACTGTCCAGAGTGCAAATGGGAAGAAAGTAACGACGGATTTTATGATGCGATTTACGGCGCGCCGCCAAAAGGTGACCAATGAACCCCGTCTGCGCGTTCTGCAACCGCATGTTTGCCGACACGACGGCGATGTTCCTGCCCTGCCCGTGCGGGGCGACGGGGGTGTGGATGAACCGGGCCGGGTGGGTGTTTGTCCGGCGCGAGGCGAATAAGCGGGATCGGGTGAGGAGGTAGATGTGGCGAAGGTGATTTGTGTAGCGAATTTGAAGGGCGGCGTCGGCAAGACGACCACGGCGGTCAACCTGGCTGCGTGGTTCGCCATGCACGGCAAAAAGACGCTGCTGATTGACTTTGACCAGCAGGGACATTGCGCCCTGGCGCTGGGCTTGTCAAAGGGTGACGGGCTGTACCGGCTGATCGTCGGCAAGGAAGAACCGAGCAGGGTTATCCGACCAGCCAGCCGCGAGAAGTACCAGCGCGATAACCTGTACCTGATCGACAACAGCAAGTCGGGCGGGGGCATCATTACGGCGCTGATGCAGAATACAAGCGTACAGGGACAACTCGGGTTATTCGTCGCAAAGCGCATCCTCAAAGCCGCTGAAGGTTTTGACGTGGCAATCCTTGACCTTGCGCCGGGTAGCGATGTGCTGCACGTGTCGGGCCTGATGGCAAGCGACTTCCTGATCATCCCCGTCAAGCTGGATAAGCTGGCGATGGACGGTATCAAGGAGGTGCTCAACAGCGTCAAGCAGCTGCGCGACCTGGACACCAAAGCCCCGCAGTTGGTGGGCGTACTGCCGACCATGTTTGACCGGACCACAGGCGAAACCGAGAAGAACCATGAGAACATCAAAAAGGCGCTGAAAGGTCTAGTGCTGCCGGCGATCCCGTTTGAAACCCGCATCCGTGAAGCACCGTCCTACGGGCGCACGATCTGGGAACACGCCCCGCGCTCGACATCGGCCATTGGGTACAAGAACGGCGGCGAACATATCAACTCGGAAGGGCTGACGGGTGGATACCTGCACCTGGGCGAAATCCTTTCTACGCTGGTGAGGTGAACATGGGAAAGTCAAAGCGGGACGACGAAGAACGATTAGACATAGACTTCGAGGGTGTTGAGCCAGCCATCCGAGATGCGGTGGGGGGCGTTGATGTGCAGCGCGCTATCGAGATGGAACCGGACGAACGCAAGCGCCTGGAATACGAGCGTGGGCGGGTGCGGATGCACGTTGATATTCCGCTGGAACTGCGGCAAGAAGCCTTCCGGGTGGCAGAGGAATACGGGATCACAGCCAGTCAGGTGTTAGTGTTTTGGGCGATTACGGGGCGCAACAGCACCAAAGACGATGCGATTGAGAACCACCTGAAACCGAGCCGAAGTATGCGATATCCGAACCATTTGGAGTTTCCGGAAATCGTCGGGCGTTTCAAAAACTCAAAACAGAGGCTCTAAAAATTTTATTTTATGCGTCACCGCAAAACGTCACCGCAAAACGGTTACGCTATGCGGTGACACTGGAAAGTACCGCAAATGCGTCACCGCATGATGGCACGAAACACCCTTGTATGGGTAGGGGTACACCGGGAACGATCAGAACACCACAGGGCATCGTAGCAAAAAACAAACAGAAGCGATATGATGATAAGGGAGGTATGATGAACGACGATAAAATTGAACCCGGCAAGCTGTTTGCTGAACTATTTCCCAACGGGACAACGCTTACCAAAGTCGGCAAGCATCAGGCAACCCATCCGGTCCACCTTCGCGAGGCATTGGCGGGTGATGACCCGGTTATCTTGCGCGAAACGCTGATCGGCGTGCTGTGGGAATATGCCATCCACTATGACCGGCTGAACCGATTCAATGAGCATATCTTTGAACAGCAGGAGGAAATCGCCCGGCTGCGCGAAGCAACGCGCTGGATACCCGTCAGCGAACGGCTGCCCGATTGGGGCTGTATGGTGGAAACATTCGGCGCGTATGACACCATAGCGATTTGCTGGTATCGCGGGCGGTGGGTGAACTGCTACGATACCACGCTGGATATGAGTTGGGTAACGCATTGGCGGCACATCATCGACCGGCAGGGGCCAAAAGAAGGAGGGGAGAACGCCTGACCACCGCGCTGATCTCACGCACAATATCAGCATGTATTGCACCCCCGCGCCGGATTTGCTATACTGGACGGCGAGCGCCAAGGTAAACCGGGGCTGCCGCAAGGCACAAATTTCCCCCCGGCGATCCTGGGCGCGGAATGTATCCTGGCCGTCTGGTCAACGGCAAACCGGGGACGCTGGGAAGCGCCGAGAAAAAGAGCCAACGGGCAAGGTTGGCTCTTTTTGTGTTTTCACACAGAAATGGACAACAGCACCCCGACCGGTGCTGCGTCAAGCCCCGTGATAGTCGGTCACGTCAGCCTTGCACTAGATGGGGCCGAACCTCGGTGCGCTTGCCCGTAGGGTAGAGGCGTGGTGGGGAACTAATGCCAGCATACGACCAGCTAGGTTATCCCAAGCCCGGCGAGGCGCATGTTTTGGCGCTGCCTTTCGGGGGATTATAAGCTATTCGCTCGGGTACAGTCTTTATCTGGCATTTGGCGGGCATGGATGCGCTCTTTGCGCGGTTGGAACATACAATGCCGTGTACTTTGGCGGCGCATCCCTGGTATGTCGCCCACAGTTACCCGTCACAAACATTGTATCATGCGCGGCGTGATGGATCAATAGCCTAGAACTGGTCCCAACAGGTATCATCCCGCAGCTGGTTGACGTAATCGCGGCCCTGGTACAGTTCACCTTGATACACGGCGCGGCCCCGGAATATATCTATGGGAACGATGGTACTGTCGCGCTCGTCATACCAGATCACCGCCGCGCCCTGCTGCCATTGGTTCGACTTGCTGCTGCCCGGTACGCGCCCGTCCACGTGGCACAGACAGCCGGGAGAGTAGGCCGTCACCTTGCGGTAGCCGTCGCGGGTGGGGATGGTCTTGGTGGCAAGCTCCGCCCGGTGGATATGACCAAAGAGCGTGTTTTCGTTGGCATCGCGCACCACGGCGGCGGCAGTCTGCCCCGGCTGCCCGCGCACCTTTTCGCCGTGGATGCACTTGGTTGTTTCGTTGATCCATACTTCGCCGTTGGGGTAGCTCTCCACGTAGGTCACGCCCATCCGGGAAAGCCCGAGCAGGTTATCCACGCTCATCACCGGCGGCGCGTCCAGTTGATCGGCGCTTTTCAGCCCGTAGGCTTCAACCAGGTGGGTTTTGATTTGCGTTTCGGGGCGCATATCGTGATTGCCCGGAATGGCGTATGCTGCGCCGCGCGTCAGCGCCCGGATGCGGGCCATGTTCCAGGAGGCTTCAATCAGCGCCGGCTGGGTGGTCCAATAAAACTCCGGCTGCTTGATATATTTATCAGACCAGCCGGAGAAGTCCACCAGATCGCCCAACCACACCGACAGCTCCGGCTCGATCACCTGGGCGATTTGCCGCACCACGTCCAGCGCCAGCCGGTCATGGAAGGGGGTCAATTTTCCGTGAAAGATTTCGCGGGCGAAGCCAAACTGCGGGTCGGGCAGCACCAGCGCGGGTTTTAGTCCGCGCTTGCGCTCGGGCGGCGTGCTAAATTTTACGTTGATGTAAACGGGGGAGATTACCGGTTTGATCGCCTCCGGGTGGCGTTTGACCAGCGTTGCTTTGACCTGGAACAGAGGTTCAACCAAGACCTGCCCGGTGTCAGGGTGCTTGACCCCAACTTCCCATTTGTTGATCACGTGCCGCTCGATGGTCCATTCCGCCAGGTCGATCTTGCAGTAGTCGATGAGCTGCTGCAAGGTGGTGATGCGCCCTGACGCGCTTTCGACCTCGCGGGTGTTGTGGTCGGTCTGGTCGTTGACCCGTTCGCCGTCCACTGTGGGCGGTGGGGGTGCTGCTGCCGTTGGTTTGTCGCCCTGGCGCTTCATGTAGCGGCGGCAGCGGTTGCGGATGGCGTGGTATGGTTCGCCGGATCGCTCCGCTATTTGGTTCCAGGTGAGGGCCGGCTGCGTTTCAAATTTTAGCTTGTAAATTTCTTCACCGGTAAAGTGTTTCCCCATTCGTTCCTTTCGTGCGTATAGCTTTACTACCTGTAAGTCGTTCGTTTGCTCTTGCGCGTCTTCCGGGGCGCGTCGCGGCGGACGTGCCGCCGGCGGCGCTGTGCTTCGGGGGAGGGGAGTTTTGGCATAGGGTCACCCGAGGATGATGATTATCAGTCGTCACCACACCGCGCCATTGTAAATGGCGGTAGCCAGGGCGGTATAGCCTGCCGCTGATGGGTGGGTATGATCACCGCTATCATAAGCCGCCAGCAGCGCATCGGGCGCGCCGGGGTCTTCGAGGGCGGTATAAGCATCAATGCGGTAATCCACATTGGTTGCCGTGTTGAGTATCCAGGCGTTGACCTCATCGGTAATGGTCTGCCGCGCCTCTGTCCAGTTTGTGCCGTTTTTCCAGGGTGTGATGGTCACGGCGACAACCCGTATCCCGGCATTGTGGGCGGCGGTATACATGGCTTGCAGGTTGGCCTGGATCGTTGCCGATGCGATGCTGGATTTTGCATCGTTGACCCCGGCCAGGATTACCACGCACGCTGGGCGCTGGTTGATCACCTGCTGGGTCAGACGGGCGGCAATCTGCGCCGTGGTTTGTCCACCCAGCCCGTTGTCAACGGCGACATACGCGCCGTTGAATTTTTTGTGCAACGCCCCCGACAGCGCCCCATACCCGGCGCTGATACTGTCCCCGAGGCAGTGAACACGAGGCAATGAGAGCGCGGGGGTTCGACCAACACCAGCAGGGGCAGCATCCCACGCCACGAAGTTGTCAAAGGTATTGCCGGTGTCGGTGCTGTATACGCCATACTTGGTGGCCCCCAGCGGCAGCCCGGTGAATTTTTGGTACTGATTGATCTTGGTGTCGCCATAAAAGACAATTGCGTCAAAGTCGGACAGCGCCACCTTGATGGATTTCCCCGCGCTGTAGGTGGCGGCAATGGCGATCGTGCCAACTACCGACCCGCCCACCACCGCCTCTACCTTGACATTGGTTCCATCGTGATAGGCGCGGGCATAATTATTGGTATCCGTGTACCAGAACACCACACCGGCATTTCCCGCTGTGCGGGTCACATCCACCTGAACAAAAACCCGATCCGTTCCCGCGTCTACCGTGGCGATACCCACCCCGCCTGTCAGGGCGGAGAAACCCAGCGCATTGGTAGCGATGGCAGACACCCCCGCCTGATCGGTCCAGGCCGCACCCGCCCCGCCTGCCTCGGATGCGCCCGCGCCATCCGTGCTGCCCGGTGCGCCGTTGGCCCGGTTGAAGCTGTCAGAAACCAGCGGGGCAGGTATCCAGGGCAGTTCTTCGATGTGCATGGCATCAAAAGAAGCGTCCTGGTCATAGGTTACCAACCCCCGCGATCCCCACACCAGCGGGGTCCCGTTTCCGGTCGCGGTAACAAAGACCAGTCGCGGCCCATTGCCGTAATTGAGATACAGAAAAAACCCACTGGTACGCTGCACCATCCACATTTCATGCCAAACACTGTCCAGCAGATACAAACCCGAGGTAGATACCGGTTGAATAACCCCACCGCTTTCCGCCACGGTGCGCCAAAGGGAGTGCGCCGTGGCATTGGCAGCGGTCATCCAACCTACATCACTCATGCGCTTGCCGGTGGCAATCTTGAATTTGGCATACCCAACGGTTCCAGCTGCACGGGGTACGGACGCATAGCGGAGATATGGGTCATTGTTCTGGCACACGCCCGCCAAACGCACAGCGCCGTTGGCAATGCTGACCTGGTTTCCTGTGTCGGTAACGGTGCGGGTTCCCGGCCCAGGTTCCGCTGGCGTGTTGTTGACTGCGCCCGCTGTGCGATCCGTGCTGAATAAGTCGCGCATTAGATAACGCAAATTAGAGCGCGCCAGCACCGTTGGAATGAGTGTTCGTATTCTGCTCATTTGCACCCCTTACCAATAAATGACGTAAACCTGTCAATAATCTAACAATATGCTGTCAATATCGTAGCACGAACTTATGTTCGATACAATAGCATACGCCGCATCACCGCATATAAATGAGATGACGCGGCGCATTACGCTCAACTCCTGCGCCAGCGTTCCAGCTCCGCCACGCGCGCGGCCAGGGCGTTGAAGGCTTCCAGCGTGACGGCGCTTGCCGGGGGCGGGGTCTCGGGGTCGGGGTCAGATGGGGGCGGGGTGGCTGTGCCGGCATACGGGCCGGGGTACACCTTGTCCGGCCACAGGTAGCGCCACACGTCCGCCGGGGTGTCTTTGAGCAGGATCAGCCGCAGCGTGCCGCCGGTGACGGCTGGGTGGCTGGTGCGCCCAAATTCCCAACCGTACCAGTCGGAATTGCCCGCCTTCATCTCGGCGTTTTCGGTCGGGGCAAGCGCGGGCAGGGCCGTTGCCGCGTCTTTGACATTGCGGATCGGGTTGGGGATGTACAGCGTGGCGGGCGTGCTGGCTTCGTTGCGCCAGTTGACGCAGACAAAGGGGAAGCGGGCATCCGCCTTGGTTTTGTTTTCGCGGGAGAGCCAGTCAGTAAACAAGTTGCTGCCCTGGTGGGCGAAGGAGGCGTTGATAAAGCCCTTGGAGGTGGACACCAGCACCGGCACGCGGTACTTTTCCCACAGCGCCTCGCACAAATGGCGGAAGGTCTTCCACAGGTTGACCGGTGTACATTCGTCCTTGTTCTCAATCACCAGAATGAAGGCGTCGGGGATGTTGGTTGTCACAATCCCGCGAATTTCGGCAAAGGACACCTTGGCGCGGTCACGATAGGCCACACTGTCGTCACTGTTGACATAATCATGGTCCCACTGCCAGCGGTGACGCCACACGCCGAAGACGGCGCGCTTGGTGGCGCGGGCCTTGGCGTAGTTGGCCGCATAGCTGTTGTCCAGGCGCAGGCCGAAGCCTTCCACGCCCTCGGCGGCGAGTTGGTCAAAGTCCATCACCGGGGACGCGACCGCATCCTGGTTGTTGTAGTTGGAGACAATGATAAAGTTGTTTTCGTGCATGGTTGGTTCATCCTTT